CTAACACATCCAGTATTTCATTTTCAGGTGCATAATCAATACATCTCTGCCACTGTACAAATCTGTGTGTTTTGAAAAAGTTCCAGTCAATGGACTCTTTCCAGTGTTCTAATTTACACCAAAGGTACTCAGCCCCTTTTGTATAAATGTCATTTACATAACGGTCCAGTTGTGTTCCTTCAGGTAGCATTAAACCCTCCTTACTGATTCTACGTTAGATTTACAAGTAAAACGACCCGTTAAAGTACCCATCTCGGCTAAATCAATGCTAGCATCCAGTGCGGTATGTCTGACCATTTCTTTTTTAGCATTTTCAGCTACTTTATGGTCCTCGTCTTCTGTTAACATCCACAATTTGCCAAGTACGTCCTGTTTGTCAGATTCATTGTACTTAATCTGGCGTCCTGCTTTAAGATGTGCTTTAAGTTCAGCTAATTCTCGCATGTTATTTCTCCCACATAGCCTGTATAATTGATATTTCACCTTTAGCCCATCTGGACAAGGTGTCTACTGCATTTGTACATTTATATGTCCATTTGTCTCGTTCTAATACTGCCTCGCCTATGAAACTATCGTAAAAGACCGCAACTAATGTGGCAGGCAACATAATAATGAACAAAAGCAACAAAGAGATTGTAATTCGGATAAACTTTAGCATAAAATGGTCTCCATCCCTTGATTAGTGTACTTAAACACTGATATTTCAGCCGACCTGAACATATTAACTATGTCATTAACTTCATCGCCACCGTATTTGCCTTCAAATACAATAGATTTTACACCTGCATTTATAAGCATCTTGGCACAGATTATACAAGGAAATGTAGTACAGTACAATGTACTACCAACTACAGATACGTCTTCTCGTGCAGCAAAAATAATACAATTCTGTTCAGCGTGAACACCACGACACAGTTCATGTCTTTCACCGGATGGTATATTGTTAATCATTCTGTAACATCCGACGTCTTCACAATGTGGTACGCCTTTCGGCGTACCATTAAAACCGGTTGTAAGAATCACGTCATCTTTGACTAGGATAGCTCCTACTTGTCTTCTTAGACAAGTACTACGTTGAGCAATTAACCGTGCTATACTTATGTACAACTCAGTTTTGCTGATTCGTTTCTGTTGGTCCGTCATTTACAACCTCCTTTTGTTTGAATATTACGGGACTTGCTTTTTCAAACGTTCTGCCGCCAGCATAGACAACAAAAACAACTGAAAAACAATCACAAAGTATTTTAAGCACATTTTCTTTGTTCAAGCATGTAGCTATAATTATTGCTATCATAAATAAATAAAGAATGATGGGACGGGCCCACGATGTCAATCGACTTTCGCGCATATAATTCCTCCTGTATCTGATTTATTATATCATAATAGAAGACTAATTGGAATTTATTTCTTTACTGAGAGGAATACTTCTCGCGGAGGTAAAATCAATTACAAATTTGCCATCACGCAAGTACGATTTAAAAGTACAGAACAACTTTGTATTGCAGAACACTTCTACAACCTCGATTGCATCTGAGTTCGTTACATCATAATATGTTGTACGTGTTACGCTAGGTACCCCATGTTTTACTTTGTTAATTGCGCCCTCTATACACAACTCCATGCGTCTAACATAAGCTGGATGGTCATGTACTTCTGCTCTTGTCATTTCAGACAGTTTTTTAATTTTTTTCATTGTCTACTCCTAGCTCGACAAGGGTTTCAGTATTTTGTGATTCACCTTCAGCTATGTCCACATGTGTTACCATTTGCGTCTGTACATCCTCTGGCAGTCTGTCAGTTACAACTATCTTAGCATTACCCATAGTTTCAGTTTTTTTAACAAGGGCTTCATAAAGAAACTTTATCATGTGCAGCATAACTTTACTTATAACCATAGGAAAAGAATGTACCTGTTCTTTGTAACCAAGTACTGGACAAGTTATGTATTTCTTATTCAAGCCTCCTTTTTCAACCTTATGAACTTTACCACAAACACATTTTATGGCCTGGTGCTGTATAAAAACAAATTCTGATTTGAAATACGCGAAAAGACAAACACCAACGTAAGGGTGAGCCAGACCAGAAGGCAAGGTTAAGTACTCAGGAGTTTCAATAAGAACTTTAACCAGTTCTGAAGTCTTTGTATCGTAAGGTAATTTCAATTTGTCCAGCATGCCGTAAATAAGACCGTTTGCTTGTACTGCTTTCTTTGCTGCCATCTTTTCTATTAACTCTTTTTTCTGTTCTTCTGTCATGTTTTCTTTTTTAAGTGTCTGCATTTGTTTACTCCTTATTGTGCTTACATTATCCACGTCTTTTACTAATCCGTTTAATTCTTTTTGCTCTACCATTTTACGCTCCTTTTCAGTTACATAACTAACTTCATCTACCCACCTCATGCCGTCTATTTCAACGAGTGAGTAATGCGGTCCGTGCGGCATACCATGTCTCCACTACTTTAGTATAGTCTATAATCCCTTTTGTTTGTATATACTCACAGTAAATCACAAACAATTGCATCGGTATAAAATCTTTTAGGCACTTCTTCCAGTTGTCAGCACTGATTTTATAGTCAAAATTTTTGCATACTAAAAATCTTTCACCTGTAGAAGTTTTAACTGTCTTGTGGATTTCTCCACAAGCACAGTTAACTGTTCCTTTTTCTTCGTCATAGAACTCGCCTTGATGCCATGCGAATAAAGACAACTCAGCTCTTGGACTAAGTTTATTCTTTGTAACATAAATATTATACAAAGGATTTTCCCAGAGTTTTATAATAAGTTTGTCTATAGTAACTTTATTTCTATCAGTAAACTCTAACTCTGTCAACATGTTGTCTAATGCCATGTATTTCTTTCTAAGTGCGTCAGACACCTTTTGGTTTACTTTCTCACTTATCTGCTCCATGGTCATCTTTAACTGTTTTTGTCTATTAGCATATACTTCTTCCATGTTGTCTTCTTTGATTCTTTTGGTTACACCAGCAATAACTAAAGCGGGTTGTAAATCTGTGACATAATGATATTTTACTTTCATACATACCTCCTACAGTTTTATGTCACTGTAATTTATATTTGTGTTAGTCTGTATACTAGTAAGAATCATGTTTATCATGGCTTCGTCAGTAGTTTTAGTTTTAAGCCATTTATCAAAGTCTTTTTTCTCACCCCATCTTTTTTCTGTAACTGAAGCATCTGCGTATAATTTAACAGGAAAATTAGGCAGTGGTGGTTCTTCCATAATACCTTTCAGTACGTTTACAACCTTGATGATGATTCTTGGGTCGTTGTCGACTTCCATAATTACTTCATCATGTATCTGTTGTATTTGGTCCACATGACCTGCTACAAAACAACAGTCTTCACCGAATGGCACGCCCTCTACATTATGCCTGTAAGTATCTCTTGCTATTAAGTCATATATTTTGTTCTGTGACTTTTTCATAATGTCTGCAGCTGAGCCCTGTACTGGTGTGTTTGCTGCTTTTCTTTCATCACTAGACCGAAGACGTCGGTTAAGTGAGTTTATGTACATCAAGACTCTTTTATACCCAAAGATTGTTTCGGCTTGTCCAAATTTCCTAGCTCTTGCCGCTGCTGCTTTCTGGAAGACTGCTATGCCAGGAAAAGTCTTGTGAACAGCACTAACTATGTTCTCACAAAACTCAATAGTTTTTCGCATGTGCAATCTTTTAAAAGTTTTCTGTAATGACCTGGACGTACCACAGTAAGATATACCGAAGTTACCGTACTTAGCATGTCCTCTGTCACCTTTAGTTATTTGGTCTATTGGTTTGCCCGTCATAGTGGCAGCAGTTCTAGCATGAAGGTCAGCTTTCTGGTCCAACACTTCTCTCATGTGTACATCTTTTGCTTGCCATGCCATAAGTCTTAATTCAAAACCAGCATAGTCAATAAGTATCCATGCCTTACCTTCTGGTGCATGATATATGTGTTTTATGCCGAATGGGTCCGTGTCATCACGAGGCACGTTCTGGGAGTTAGGGCTACTTGCATTTAAACGGCCAGTATCAGTCCAAGGTGTGTAATGTGCATGTATTCTACCTGTTACAGGATGTACAAACTTTTCACGGCTATAAATGTGTGAAGTAAGAAGCACACAGTATTTTTGAACATCAGCAATTAAATCAAGGAGTCTAAGGGCATCCTTTTGAAAAGGTTTGTCTCTGTTTCTTATTTCAAATGCTTTGCACTGGTCCGGTGTTTCTGGACCAGTTTCAGGTATTACTATGTCAACATAGCGTTCTTCACTTATATTTTCCAGTTTGTTTTCAAGTAGAAACCGCATGTCAACCATTGCCTCTACGTCCATGTCAGGATTTCCAGTAGACTCAGACACTTCAACATAAGGACAACCCAGTATATCGTACAAGAAGTAACGAACAGCTGTGTTCTTTCCGGTTTTTCCTGGGTCCATGTTTACTAAAGGTCCCCATATAGCACTATCTGCACCATCGTCACGAAGTGTCTTTGCCCACTCGTTTGCCATATCAATAACCTGTTCACGGGCATGGCTCAAAGCATATTCCACTTTGGTTCTAACTTCATTTGCTCTTTGTTTATCCCATGCAAAGCCGTGGTACTCCATCTGTCCTATAACTCTTGAAAACGCCATTTCTACACCGTGTAACCATTCATTATAGTTACCGTACGGTCTAGTCCACTTAGTCACGGTTGTAGAAATAACTTTGCCCTCGCTGTCTACAACCTCTTGTGTTTCTAACGGGTCCCGTTCAATGATGATTTGTTCGGCCAACTCTTTCCAGAACATGTAGTGCTGAAGTGAATAGTCAGAGTCTTCCGCTGAGTATTCAAGGGCTTCAGGTAAATCAGCCGACAATTCATTAAAGAAACTTACATTGTGTTCTTTCAACAAAGCTTCAAAGTTACTCATCTGTACGCCCAAGTATTGTTTTGTAGAGTCCTTCAAACCTTTACCTTTAATAGGGCTTATTTCATTTAGGTCTGTTGGTTTAATAATCTGTAGGGTTCTAACAAGTTGAACTAGAGGGTCAGCACAAGGAGGCTGGACGTAAAGTTTCAAATCACAAAGCATTTTCTGCTCAAATGGTAAGTTAAAAGCAATTTTAACCACTTTGTTATTGTTTAATATCATCTTGTTAAACAGGTTAAATACATTATTGCGACGGTCTACAGAAGCAAGATTCTGCTGGTAGTTAGTGCCTTCAACGTGGTCGATGAATACAACCGCGGCTTCATGTGGGTAAGCTGAAAATGACACTGTACAAATATGACCTCTGTGCGGGTCTAATGGAGCTCGCAGATAATAGTCATAAGCTTCCTGTTGTTTCTTTATAGTTGTTTTAAACAACTTTTCGTATTCTCTTGTAATAGATACACGCATGTTAGGATTTGCTGCTAGTGCTTCGTTCATATCCATTTTAAGTATTTCTTTTTCAGCTTCACACTCGTCTGCCATGTCTACATAGATTTTGTACGCTATGTCTTTAGGGCAGGTTTCAAAGTCAAAGCTACAATAACCAGACTGGATACATCTATCAAAGTAGTCTTTTAATGCTTGTTCAGTATTTACCTTAAAATAATTTTTAGGTTGTTGTACTGGCATAGTTGGCCATTTGTAAATCGGTTCTTTATACTTTCCTTTAAGACTCTGCCATACTGTAGCTGGGTCAGGGTTTATCTGCGGGTCAGGATTAGCATTAGGATTATGCACTTTTTGTTCCGTTTTAATTGAACCTGCTTCTCTTTCTTTTTTCTGCTTACTTGCAAGTGATTCACCACTCGGAACATTGAAAATTGAATTTAATTTCATACGGCACTCCTTTAGTTGTGCATTAAAATAGTAATAAACTCCTGGTTGTTTTTAATGAAGTTTTTAAGTCCAAGTGTCATACCAACTACCTGGGTCTCAGAGAGGTCTAAGTCAAGTTCGTGACTCAAAGCGTGTACGCATTCGTGCAATAAAATCTGGTTTTGTCTTGTAGGACTAACCTGGTTACTAACTACTATCTCCTGTGTATCATAATCCACTTTACCATAAAGCACACTTACTGAATTTGTTACCTTATCTGATTTGGTAACGGAATAAAGCATGCCTTCACAATCAACGGTTGTAGGAAATTCGATTTTGTCAATCTTTTTGCTCATTACTAGCTCCTTTCAAATATTGTTTGTAATTGTCAGCTAACATTGTTGACGCTTGTTTTAAGTTAGTGTATACCACATCTACCATGTCCTCAAATACTACTGGAAATAAATTATACATAATAGTAAATGCTTGTGTCATAAGTACCCGCATCTGTGGATGTGCTGCTTTATTATAAAAACTTCTTTGTCTAAATACTTCCCGCCATTGTCTTAAATTACAGGTCATATTTACTTCGGTCTTTAAGTTTGTAGGCAGTACACCCCGTGCTATTTCAGGTCTTATGCCAAGTTTAATAAGTTTCATATAAGCTAGTTCAGCTTGTGTCATAGCTTCCAGCCAGATTTCTACAACCTCGTTTATTGCTTCAGCAATTAACTCATTGGAACCAACTGGCACGTTATTCTGTATATTTTCAGCTAGTACAGAAATCATGTTTATTACACTAATTTCATTAGCTTTACCGTAGTTACAGTAACGTGTTGACTCCTGAGAATAAGAAGCTAGTCTATGTCGTACTAACTCATGTGACACACCTCTGTCTTCAATAAACTTCAAGGACGCTGTTACATGTTCAAGTACAGACAAATGACCTCTTGCTATTAACATTTTGACAAATTTACCAGCTGAGTCTTCCGTTATCTTGTCCTCGGACTTGTAACAAGTCCTGCCCATCTCTTCTATAACTTTATAAGCCATTTCTCCTGTTGGTCCATTGAACATAAATTTTACTGAAGGCTGTACAAGTTTCATGCTTCACCACCATATCTAAAGTTTTTGTCGGACATGTCTTCAAGTGGGTCTTCATACTTTTGACATGCTAGTACACCTAAATCAAAAAAGCCATCTGCCATTTCTGTTATAAATGGACTTTTTATACCATTATTAACTTCGTTAAGTAAGTTTATACAGTAATTAAATCCATTTAAGAAATGTACTTGGTGAGTGTTTAGTTGTAGTTCTATCACTTTTGGTTTTTTATTACTCATGTTATATGTCCTGCTCGTCAAACATTTCCATTTGTTCATTTGTACCACACATTACAACCATTTCTGGGTAAAGTGGGTCATCCATGTGTACTGTTATTTCTAACTCTTTTGTTCCGCAGTAAGACGCTAAATATTTTTCAGCTTTCCTTAACTTAAAACAGGAGGCGGCAGACTTCCAAAATGTGTTTTCATTTTTGTATGTTGGCGTTTGTTCCATTACTTTATAAAGTCTATAAAGTTTAGTAACATTACAGGAGGGTAATGTACTAAGTGATATTATATACCCTGACCGTACGTCTTGTGCCAATAAAGTAGTGCTTATTAACAATAACATAAACATTATCTTTTTCATCTTTCCGCCTCTCTATAAATAATTAATTTAAGTTATCCCCAGGATTATCCTTGTTCTCTCCTGTTATAGATTTGAATCTAGGGAGTGTCTGAATATTCGGATGCGAAAGAATGTAATCACCAAGAAACAATATATGAATATTGCTCTCGATAAATCTGGTGACTGCTTCTTCCGGAGTCCTTATAATCGGTTCCCCATGGGCATTAAATGACGTGTTTATAAATGCTGGTTTACCTGTCAATTTTTTGTACCTTATAAGGGCAGTGTAAATAAACGGATGGTCATCACGGCTTACAACCTGTGCTCTGACCGTGCCGTCAATATGGACAGCACCCGGACAAAGTTCTTTAAACAAGTCTGACGCTGTGAAATTTATGGTCATGTACTTCGCAGCTTCTTTTGTAACATCATTGTAGTCAAGAAACATATCTTTTGCATCAACATCACAAATAACAGGGGCAAATGGCATTGTTTCTGTTCTACCCAACTGTTTGTTTAACCAAAGACTTACATCTTTGTCAGTGCAATTAAAGTGTATAGACCTATTACAAAGAGCTCTAGGACCCCACTCCATAGGACCATTATAATTTGCTACAATATACCCATCATTTATTGCTTTTGCAAGTACAGATGCTTTGTCATCACATTTGGACAACATACAATTTGTAAGTCTGTGATAAGACCACTGTATTTCGTCATGGTAAGGATTATAGCCCATGTATATTGACTTTAATTCATTGTTACGAATATAAGTTGTATCAAACAACTGAGCAAATGCTGCTCCTACAGATGTACCACCATCGCCCATGTGAGGACAAATCCAAAGTTTTTTAACATTTGGAAGTTTAGCGATTTTTTGATTTATAATCACATTTGCAAACAAGCCACCAGCAAGACAAACGTTTGTAGGTTTCTCACACTGTTCCATAAAAAACCGTATAAAGTCAACAGCCAGATTTTCTACAACCGTTTGAAGACTACATGCTATATCCGCTATGGTTTCCACGTCATGGCCTCTGTCGGCTAGTATTCTCTTAACAACCTGGAACACTTTTGCTTCATACTTTTCAAAAATGTCAAAGTCAATAATAGGACTTGTTTTCAATGTGGTATGGTTGGATTCCAGTCCTCTCACATAATCCATTATGCTTACAAAGTCCTGTATGTAAACTGGTTTACCACGGGCAGCGAGTCCTGTAAGTTTGCCTTCCTGTTCGTGCATCTTGTATCCGACAGCACCGGTTGTAAACTGGTACAACAAGCCAAGAGAACATGCTAAAGGCATTGTTTCTACTGTTCTAAACTTGTTTTCTCCTGGTTCCATTTCATGGAATGCTACTGAACGACCATCACCAAAACCGTCCATAGTAAATATCAAGCACTGTTCATCTAAAGGATAGTTAGATGTACCCCAAGCACTGAAGGCATGTGCTACGTGATGGTCAACTCTGATTATCTCAGGTAAATCGTATGTACCAAGTGCATGTCCTATTAAATGCTTTAATAAGTCAGAACTCAGTTTAGAACCATAATTTGACTTCAAATGGTACGTGTAATAGTCTTTATCTGATTCACATTTGGTCCAGAACTCACCCACTTGTTCAAAAAATAATTTGTCTTCATCACTGGACATAGCTTCCATCATTTTTGCTATACGTATTTTGTTATAACGTATTAAGTCATACGCACATATATCAGCATAGTGTGAAAGAGCTATGGCATGAAGATTTTTCAAAGACAAGTTTGTTGTACTTAACACGTGGTTTATAGAGTGAAATGGAAACTCTTTTGTTTGTTTTGTTCTGTTATATCTTTCTTCATTTGTAGCACAAAGTAATCCATGTATATTAGATACTATAGCGGCACCTGAGTCAGAGCCTAGTGAAATACCTAATACATTAATACCTGAACTTGTAACCGGGATAACATGTAAACTCATACTGTCCTCCATACTTTATATTTTTTAATACTAGCAGGTCTTATTGAAATAGACTTGCCACAAACTACACAATCCTCCGTTATAGTGTCACAATCAGCAGAATCAGCATACGGTATATAGTCTTCAATTTTATTCATTTGTGCACTACTACACCATGGACATATTAAAACTGTACCTTCATTAACTATAGTCATATTAAACTCCTGAACTACCAAGACCATTGTTACCACGTGTAGACATGTCTGCCCATACAACGGGGTTTACAACCGCTATTGAATGGAAAACCATTTGACAAAGTCTATCATTTGCTTTAAAGGAGAAAGGAGTATCTGATAGGTTAACCAGTATGATAGAAAACTCTCCTGCGAAACTGGAGTCAATAGGTGCCATTACAGTGATAACGCCTTGTGAACCCACTGAACTTCTTGGGTATAGGTTAGCTTCATAACCGATAGGTACATCGACACTAAAGCCAGACTTAACCTTAAAGATTTTTCCTGGTTCTATTATGCCACCACAAGGCATGTACAAGTCTATGCCTGAATCATTACTGTAAGCTTTGCTTGGATAGTTTACATCAGCATTATGTCTTACAAATACTACATCCATAACTTTTCTCCTATCTGCTCCATTAACCACATAGTAGATTGACATAGATATGGTTCAAGGTTCTCTAATGACTGTTTCATTAGTGTTTTTACCGCCTCTGGTTTATTTTTCTTATATGTCTTGTAACAAGCGTACAAAGCTAGTGTCATAGCTATATCTTTAGAAGCATTAGATTTTAAACCATTTATACCAAGTATTCTACCATACTGAACTGGGTCTACATGTTCTTGTAGTCTGTAGAACTCTTCAACATTACGAAGCAAAGATAAGTCTGCCATAAAAGCACTATCATATACTATGTCTCTTTTGTAAGAGTCATACAAGTAGTTACTATTTGTTATTCTTACAACCTCGTCAGCAAGTTCATAATCTTTTCTGTATATGTGAAAAGAACCGACTGTGTGATAATAAGCTCCACATTGTACTTTTAACTCATTTGCTATTATTTCCTGAAGTACAGTAAAGAAATAAACATCATAAGTAGTACCCCACACACAATCATTACTTCTCATTGTGACATGTTGTACTAATTTATTGTCACGGATAAAGAATTGTAAACAAAGTGTGCAAACTTCATCATTTGTGGGTACTTGATTTGGAGTGTGTAAATGAATTATAGCTTGCCTTGTAAATGGGTCATCTTTTAATTGCTGTATAACTCTTTTGAATTGGTTAAATTGAATTGTTAAATACTCAACACCTTTGAATATTCTGTGACCATAAGCACTATTTAATGTTTTACCGTCATCTGAGCATCTGTTCCATACTTTAGAATAGTAAGAAATAAAGTCAAGTGAATTACTACCCAGAAAATACCAAAGCAATTCACCCGCCATGTAAAATGGATTAGGTTTACGAGCTTTATTAAACAGTATCCTGTCTCTGCAATTTGTAAAATTAAATGTATGACCTATTAACTCTTTACATTCAATCCCTCTTGGAAATACAACAGAACCTTTCCATTTCAAACATTCCAATGAATGTACATACGAATTACTAAAATTATCCATAACAACCTCACAAATTAAGTTCAAGTCGTATGTGTTTAACAGACGAAAATAAAAGTTCGTACGTATCTTTTATACGACATAGTTGTTCTTCGTTTACGTAGTCCTCTCCGCGGTCTCTAGCTCTAGCTACAAGTACTTCTTTTGTATTTGTAACATGTATAATAAGACAAGTTAGTTCACTCATCCTTTCTTTTATTTTCATTACGTCCTCTGCATGAAGAGTGGTATTGCCACATCTTACAACCGTTGAATATACAAATTCACTAAAGTAGAATCTATCCAAAATGATGTCGGACTCTTTAAGTATATTCATGTACGTATCAAGTATCGCTGGGTCATTTTGTGTTAAATGTTTAACTGGAAAGTCTGTGATAAGATGCAACAGGTTGCAGACTGTCGTTTTTCCGGCACAGTCTGGTCCTTCTACGATAATAATTAACTTACTAAAATCAATCTCTAGCAGGGTGTTTAACATAGACATGAGGCCTCCTTAAATAGTAAAGGGGAGTTAAAAACTCCCCTATAAGTATCACGTACTGTGTATGTTAAGCCTGAGGTGCAGGAGTAGCATCCGCAGCAGGAGCAACTGGTGCAGCAACTGGAGCCACCGGTCTTGCGGCGATTCTTTCAGCTTTGATTGCTGCTTTCTTTTCCTGAATTTCAGCTTCTGTGAATTTTGATGCAGAAATCATGTCACGGCGGTTGTTCTTAAGCTGGAAGTGAAGTGCCTGCTCATTAACACCCATTTTTTCAGCCATAAGTTTTGCAATGTGTTCCACGCCTTTGTTAACCATCTCAGGGTCTGTGATAAGTGAACCATCTGGGTTCATGCAGAATGTGTAAGCGATTTTGCCTGCAGCTGAAAACTCTGAACAGAACACAAGGACACCGTTAGGGCCTGTGCATGTAGCTTTGTGAGTAGGATTTCCTCTGTAATTAAGCACAAGTTCGCCTTCGACTTTGAGGTTAGGGTCCTGTGTCACAGCAGCGATTGCATCCTGTTTAGCTTTCTTTGCAGCTTCACGTGCAGCATTCTTTTCTTCAGCTGTTTTTGCTTTGATTTCTTTGTCAGCTGTTTTAGCAACAGCTTTCTGTGCCTGAACTTCTTTTGAAGCTTCTTCTGAAATCTGTTCCGGTGACTCACCAGCTTCAAGACCTCTGAAAAGTTTGTCGAACATGATTGCTTTAAGGCTTTTCACTTCTTCAGTACCAACAAATTTATACTGAGTCTTGTCGCCTTCCATTCCAATCACTTCAACTCTTTTGTTTGTTCTTTTTTCAATTCTTACGTCACTCATTTTGTCACTCCATTAATAACGGTTATTAGTAGGAAATTCACACCGCGTAAATTTCCAATTTCCATGAATCATTATATCCAATCTTTCGGACTTTTTCAATTTTTTTTTCCACTATTTTCAATTATTTTTCACTATATTATAATATATTCTTATTGTAATGCCCATCTTAGTACGCCTAAGATGTTCACAGACTGCATATTAGTAATAGGGAAGTAACCAATAGCTTCACCCAGTATTATTTGGGCTGTATTGAAAGAGTGTTCATTGTCAATTGTGAAGTCCGCTTGAAAGTTAGCATAAGCTTCTGTATTTCTACAAAGTCTTTCTTTTATCATAGCATCAGTTGTTTTAACATCATGTTTAAGTGTATATTCTTTAAACAATCTAGCTACTACTTCTTTCTCTGGTAACTTAACATGTACCGTAAAAATAGAATGTTTTAAGTTAGCTTTCTTTAAGTCTTCCACGCCTTTCGGGTCAACTACAAATACTGACACTACTTGTTTATCAAACTGGTTACGCATAACCCAGTAATAATGATGACCATACTTAGTAAATGCTACTATGTTGTTACGTTCATACTCATACACGTATTTCCAGTATTCATCGTTTACATACGTATGGTCATTGTCGTCTTCATTTCTCTTAGCTCTTGTTGTATATGATTTTATACTTTCCGCAATGTTAGTTAAACCTGGTATAAGGGTTGTAGGATTATTAACAGCCGCATTTAATCTCATTACAAGATTCTCAGCTACTGTACTTTTTCCTGTTCCTGATAAACCTACTAAACAAATTATTAACATATCAAACTCCTACATTAAATTGTCTTCATCATCAAACATACCAATAACAAAGCACTTTTCTATAAAAGCATTAAATCTAGCTGTCTTTTTATAACCCGCCGTTGTTTTATTTAACATTCTAACTTTAACTAAAGCCTGTATAAGTGTTTTAGAGTCCTCTTTTGACAGATTTAACATAGCTTCAATGTCACCAGCGTGTAAATAATTCTGCTTAGCAAATATGTCTATGAAGTTAGCAAAATCATTGTCATGCTTTAAGGATGGGCAATTTTCACTTAGAAACTGTCTTAACTTTGTAAACTGGTCGTCTGTTATAGTATCTTCATTAACTGCTAACTTTGTATAATAATTAAGTCCACAGGCAGAAGCATTATATAAACTTTTCAAGTACAAGTATATGTATTCTACATGCGTAACTTTTACAACCACTTTTGTGTCTTCGTTTACGCTGTGCAACAAAATTGCAAGAGCTGTAGAAAGTCTTAATACTTTGTTTCTTTCGTCGGAAGGTGACACTAAAGGAACGTCAGTTGCTTTACCGTATAATGCTGATAACTTGGAAGACATCTCAAGGATAGTAGCAACAGTATCATCAGGGAATATTATGTCGTCAGGTGTTCTACTCCACGCAAACAACACACTATGCTTTAATACATTCTTTGTTATTTTCTGTGGATAGTCAGGTATTTTCAAATTGTACTTTGCTGTGTCAACATCAATAGCTTTCATAAAGACACCAAAATCAAACCGTCTTATGTCTTCATTATTAAACATGTCTTTTAATGAAGCACACCCTTGAGTATAATCAGCTAGTCTTTTACCTTTAGGTACGTTACCTGAAAGTACTGCACGAACTCTACATGACGTTTCAGCAGTAACTGCTCTTTTTACTTCAAGTTTTCCATCTGACCTAGCTAATGTCATTTGCCCATATTCTTCTTTAGGAATAGCACTTGCTTCATCTACCCATATAAATTCTTTGTCTGCTAATGGCCAAGCACCCCATTGAATAAACCAAGACCCTGTACCGTGTTGTTCCATCTTATAAGTTAAACCTGTTCTTGATGTGGACTCAGCATTAACTCTGGAACCAAGACCACAGTGATTCATAAGTTTTTCTATAAGAGCTGATTTACCAGTTCCTGTGTCACCTACTACTATAAATTCCAACCAACCTCGTATAGGTGTAGTATCCCAAGGTACTTTAATACGTAAAGCTGAATGATAGGTAAGTAATAAGCCAAGAAGTACATCGTCCCTTTCAATTATTTTTGTTACATTACATGTAAGGTCATTTATAATGTCTTCCAACTTTGCATTTATACTCTGGCTTGAGTCTTCTGTACATTGAAATAACTGTAAATCAGCAAGTACTTCATCCGTAACAGTAAATGAATCTATAACATCTTGCAACGGTTTTATAGCGTTTACTAGGATTGTACTTTCCTGATTCTTAGGGTGAGGATATACAAAACCTTCAATCTCATAGTACTTGTTTTCAGTTATGTTCAAAGCACCCATTGAATAAACTTTACGAATAACATACTTACTAGTAGAGTCTAATCGCTCTGTTGTGTCAGTCATTGGTATAACTAACAACTCTTCCATGTTAACAGTGCTAAGAATAGTATACTCATATTTAATACAAGCATTAACACCAGATAAGCCACGAATAACGGCTTTAATGTTATCATCACCTATACCACACATTTGTATAAGTTCTCTGTTTTGGGATGTTAACTCTTTATATGCTGTTCTGTTTGGTATATTGTACAAAGGACATCCAGCTTTCTTGCATTTAGAATAACACTTGTATTCTATCTTGGAAGGTACTATATAAGGTGTTTGTTTCTTTCCAGCTACCATAACTTTTGTACGAACTAATTTACCGGAGAAAGAAGCACTACCTGTATTACTTAAATGTAAGTCAGTCGCATCACCCACAGCTTCACTTCTTTTTATACAAGGACATAATATACCTGCACAAGGTACTCTTGCATACTCTTCATCTTCATCAACTGGTTTTGGTCCATGCAAAGACCTAATCAAAGCACAACCGAATTTATACTGGCCACCGTAAACGGCCCTTATAACATTAGCAGTTGAAGACAGTCTTACTCCAAGTTCAGACTCACCTAATGCAGATGTAAATCTTGATACCCAGTCACAAAGAATGTCTCTTGCTTCGTCTTCACCGTATCCGGCTTCTTTGAAGTAACAAGCCAGTTGAACAGTTGCTTGGTTTCTGTCACCGTCTTTTTTCCAACCGTTTTTGAATATGTCTTCTACACATACTGGCATGTTATCGTGAGAAAATAAAAACTCAGTAGAATTTGTTACATCTTTAAGTGCTGATATTTCTCTGTATTGTTTCTCATGTTGTTCATAGAAATTGATAGCTAACTGTCTTTTTCTGTTCTCTAACTTAAGTTGTGTATCAGTATATAAAGGTTTATGTCTTGGACTTTTAGCAAGTTCCATTATTTCGTCTGTTGTTAAGTCCTTTAATTCATCATAAGTTAATTCATACTTATATAAATTAGTTGAACCGTGTACACTATTATCAAGCCTTAACATTCTTCGTGCATTATACACGTTAAGGTCTACTGTTTTCAAAAGTAATGTTTTGTCTAGTTTGTATATTAAATAACCAGCTATGTGTTTATAAATTTTATGTAAATCTTTAGCTGGACTAATATCAAAAGCTTTATCAGCTACTAATAAATGATAACCACGTCTGCCTGAGAAACTAATACGTAACTGTTCTTGTTTAATGTCTAAACCTAGGAAAAATTCCACAAGTTTAATCATACTGAAACGAGCACTTTCTACATCGTCTTTTGCGTCTAAGTCAAACCACAAAGGCGCTATATACTCTTCATCTTTAGTAGGAGTACTTGTCGCGAATTTCTGGATTGTAGCAAAACAATTAATGTTTTTAGCTGTCTTATACTGGAATGTATCAAGTTGTTCTACATTTATTCTGGCCCAAGGTGTGTTTTGTTCATTAACTACGTGTGTAGTATCTACATAGACAAAATCTTTTTTACTCATTAGCCGCCTCTTAGTATAAAGTACGGCCCTGGATAACCAGGGCCTTTAGCAATTACTGTTGTAATGTATGTTTTGTTTCGTCAAACATCTCTACTGCACTAAATTCGATTGCAATGTAGTTTTCTTTGTCTTTGTTCTGTTTGTCCACAGTTTTCAACCGTGTGATAACGCGGTTTACGCCTGTACCTTTTGGAATACCGCGTGCTGCTTCTTTACCTGAATAAAGAGCATAAGCCCACTGTCCATAAGCGATTTTTGTTGTTGGTGCCATTCCGAGAATGTACACTTTAGGAGCATCTGTTAACAATGACGCCACTGGTACAACAAACGCCATGTAGCGAGACTGAATGTCAGACTCTTCGTAGTTGTCAGCTGACCCTGGGTTGTTCTCGCACCACTCTTTGAAAGTCTCGATAGCTCTTTCTTTTGTAAGTTCAGACACGATAAGGTTGCCTTTTTCAGTTGTACCATCTTTTCCCCAGAGAGAAAAGCGCTCTTCACCTGACGCTATAACAACGTCAAGATTGTCACCGTAATTAAGGTCTGTATTGTCTTTGTCAACAAACTGACCTTTGGCATTAATACTAAGCCAGGTTGTAAGATGTACGAAGTCAAGTCCAAGGCCTTCATTCGCTATGAGGAAGTCATTTCTTCTTTTTTCAAACATAGCTGTGATAAAAGCCTGACTAGACTTTGCTACTTCGTTCTTCTCAGTTTTTGTTACTTCGGTTGTCATTGTTCACTCCTTAACATGTAGTTAATAATGTCCACTTTTGTGGTTCTATACGATTTTCTTTTAGCTGTTTCATCCAACACAAAACTGCTAATTGTGCCATCCTTCATAAGGTCACTTGCTGTTCTCTCACACACATCAAGAATGCTAGCTACATTTTCTATATCCAGTGTAGGCGGATACTTGTCTAACATTCTTTCCAATTCCATTCTTTTTTCTTCAATACCCATGACTTTCTCCGTAAAATCCATTAAAATCATCTAAATTCAATTATATTCATTTATTTTCACTTATCAAATTTTTTATATCCTATTAGTAAAAAAATTTATTAAAGTTAGTAAACAAGTCATCAGATACCTCAGTTTTGTTTTTTATTCTTGCTGGCATGTTTAAATCTAATCGTGTATACACTTTACGTCTACTATAATATTGATGTTTACACATCTCCACTAAACTATCTACGTAGTCATACCATCTTGCTACTTTCTTAGGATTTAACGGGTCTGTACGCATAATGCGTCCTATCTCTTGCTCAGTACCACTACCGTCAGCTCTTTTATACTGGTCGCCTTTTTTAGGTGACACAGTATGTCCTATGTTTAAGTGAGGTATATCTAAACCTTCCTTAGCTAACCGGGTTGCAAATAGTATATGTACGTGTCTATTAGCTACACGTTTTAATATAACTTCTCTCTGTGCTTTTGTTACATTAAGTTCAGAAAATTCTTCCTGTGTATAATTTTCTATTTGTACTTCCCACAATTTACTTTTTTCATTTTGTCTATAATTAATACAAAGGTATTCAGCAAACATGCGTTTAGCTTCTGCTTCATCTTTTACTGGATGCCATTCTGTACGTATAAGGCCACCGTGAATAAGTTCTACAACCACACCTTTGTAGCCTTTGTCTGCAAGAACTTTAAGCAAACGCTTTTTCAAAGTAAAAGCATACTCTATAGACTCTGACAGTACCATCTGATAATTGCCTGGTTGTATCTCTTTTATTATGTTGTCAATTATAAGTTCTTGTCTAGGTACATCACGTATTAAAGTTCTTACAAAATCATGCCAGTTTAAGTTATCGTCACCTGTAAGTATAGCTCCTTGCTCTGTTTCTTTGTAGGATGTACTGTACTGGAACTTTGTAGGCACAAAAATAATCTCTGGTTTTATAAGTTGACTATCTTTGTACAGTTCCTGCCTGTCTATAGTATGAAGTATAGGACCCACTATGTCTGTTAAAAGAAAATCTTGTCTGTCTTTTCTTTCCTTTGTAGCTGTTAGACCAAGTATGTAGTGATACTTTAAGTTATATATAACTTCTGAAAAGAAAGGGGAGGGGGCATGGTGAACTTCATCTACTATAACTACATTTATAAACTCATTAAGTTCTTTTAGTAAAGCTGGTCTTGCTTGTAATGTTTGAAATGTACATATTATAAATTTTTTGTCACCAAAACTTTGTTGGTTGTTGCCTATTCTACCTACTTTAATAGGGGACTTAAAAAACTTATTAAGTCGTTCTTCACATTGAGTTGCTAAGTCCAGTGTATGTGTTAACCATAAAGTTGGCATGTTTAATGAATACGCATAGTACAAGCCCAGTACAGTTTTGCCTGAACCAGCCGGCGCTATTACAACGCCGCTTCTTTCATAAATATCAGCAAAAGCGTTATCTTGATAATCACGAAGGTCAATCTCCATATTCCATTCAAAATCTAACAGTTGTCGACAAGGTAAATCCTCAGATAGACTATAATTAATATTTTCTTTCTTCAAATGTGTCAATACATAATCCAAAGCTGTTTTAGGTAACTTAAGTACGCCATTACAGTAGTTAAATGTTTCTATAGTTTTGTCAATGCCCCATACACTTTTGTTACGTCTTTTGTTTTCTACGTACAAAGGGTTTTCTGTTGTATGCATGGCCTCAAAATGGCGTCTTTGCATGTAAGGTAAATCTGTAATTATTAAACAATTTGATACTGTAATGTGTGGCATACTAATCTCCTAAATATTCAACTATGTCATCAATACATGAAAAGTCTAAAAAACCACTATATGAACAGTCTAATTGATACACTTTTAATAAACCTTGTTCAAACATGTGCAAAGGTATATTGTGTTTATGTAATTTTCGCATAGTCCTTACAAGTTCTTTTGCTCTTACACAATAATATTTGGCACCTGCTTTTGTATTAAAGTTTATTAATAAAATACCAACGTTATCTTTATGTTTAGTTTCAAACACTAACAAATTTTCTAACTGTTCATTTTTTATAACATTTAAACCAATTGTGTCTGACGTTGTTTCTTTTACTTCACTAAGTATTCTATATTTTTCTGTAAGTATTATTTCGTCAGCTGGACTGTTTTGAAACAAACTATCTCTAAGTCGGCATCGCCACAAGTTGGGGACTAAGCCCCAACTCATAGCCACAAATGACTCAAAATCTTTACCGGACTCAATAGCAGATTTACCTATTTCAGCACGAGTACGAGCCATTATTAACCCCTTTAATTATATACAGTTGTGTTCTTTTTAACAAGTTCTTCAATTATTCCCTGTGATTCCATACAAGTACTAGCCATAACATCCGCTGCGTGAAATGCTGCCACTTCAGGTGTTGCTATACAAGCACCATAAAAATCAGCAACGTTCTGGGTTGTGGAAGGTCCCATGTGCCAGAATATACACTGTTTTTCATGCATAGTTAAAGGTATAAAATCCAACAACATAAGTACACTTTTAGCACCATGGCCAAACGGTTCTGTATCAGTTACATACTCGTAACTAGGATAACTTTCCCACTTGTCATTAGCGTCTTTCCGCCAAGCTGTTCTTACTTTATAACGGCCTACTTTACATATGTCATGTAACAATGGCACAATATTAACCATATCGTTACACTCTTTAGTGTCTTGTAACAAACCTATACTGTTTAAAGTTTGTACAAACAATGTTTGTGTAATAATGGAATGAGCTACAAGACCACCGTCATAAGCACTATGATATTTAGCGCTAGCTGGGTCTATGTAAAAAGAACTATTAGCAAGGTACTCTGTAAGTTTATCAATACCTGGACGTTGTACTGAAGCTAAATTGTCTACTACACGTTTTTTGTTAGCTTTAACAGTAGCTAAATGGGCTGTGAATTGTTCTGAGTACATTGTACCTCCTATGCTACGTAGTTAAAAATGGATGCAATTAATTTCTTTGAACTGTCCAACATATTTAGTTTGTACAGTAGGGTAGACCGTTCTGAGGACAACTGGGACAATTCCAATGTACATGCCTCTGACTCATGTTCAGCATTCGCTAAAGCTGCACGTTGAGGTGCTGCATAAGTTCTACGGTAAGCATCTCTTTCTCTATCGTTTTTAAGGACATAAAACTCAGGACTCATTACTGCTTCTGCTTCTGTTACCTTAACGGATGTTTCGCAGTCTTTGTAATTTTTTGCGGCTTTCTTTTTAGCTTCTGTTGCTCTTCTCAACAGAACATCATTATTGTCAAGGTGGTCAAACAAAGAAATTTCCTGGTCCATTAAACTGTGAATTGATGTTGGGTTAAGTAACTGTTCGTATCCAAGTTTTGGTTTTACTTTGTCAACTCCTACAACCTCTTTGAAAGCTTCCTTTACGGCATCGCGCCCGTTTATTTTTATAAGTTTTTCAATAGCTTCCGATGGAACACGTATATTAGATTCCAAAGCACTTACTTTAGAAGCTAAACCGGTAAATTCATTTAACAGTACTTCACTAAGGTCCTGCATTGCTTTTGTGTTTTTGGTAAGTGCTTCGTTCACTAGTTCAATAATACTAACTTCTTTTTTCTCTTCACTCATGTTGCCTCCTACATTTTCTGTTTAAGTTTAGAAATAGCTATGTCTACTATTCTAGGTTCTATAAATTCAAGTTCAGCTATCTTTTGGATAATACTGAAAATGTCTATTCTTTCTACTTTACCGTCATACTTACTTTTTAATAGTGTTGAAAACTCGTCCATAGCATAGTTACGTTCACGTGTTTCGTCAATTTTAGTTCTGTCCAACACTTCATTACCTGGAAATGCTGACTGTAAAATAACATCTTCCATAGTAGCAGTTTTGTACTTTATAGTACATATACTGACTTTTATCTTTCTACTTATCTCAGCGTTAGATGCACTTGTTCTAAGAATAGAACCAGGGTTGCAATATGTTACACCATTATATTTCAATGTACCGTAACCAATATGGTCATGGCCAGTAACAACCATGTCACAATTTGTTTTTACATCTTTTACTAAAGTATAAGTGTTAAAGGGTGGTTTATGTTCCAGCAACATACCATGTACTAAATGAACATTAAAACAATCAGACGGTAAATTAGCTTCACTATCTCGACTATATCCAAAACCGTCTTTGTCAATTTCATCACAAAAATGTTGACCTGACAAACAAACTTCATTTGGCATTTTACCAACTTTAAAGGCTTGTTTAGGACTTGTTATAACTATTAAGTTTTCCACAATTAAACTAAGTAAGTACAAAGAAGTTCTGTAATACGTTTTTATGTTCCAGTTAAACAAGTCGTGGTTTCCTGGTACAGTGTAAATAGGACATTTTATGTTTTCAAGTAGTTTGGCTGCGAACAATAATGTATTGTTATTCACTTGGCCACTATTAAAAATGTCTCCAGTTATAGTAACAAAATCCACTTGGTGTTTACTACAAATGTCTCCTATTTCCATAAACTTAGCTGTAAGAGCTTCTTGTACTGGTGTTAATCTATGTTGTGGAGTACTTAATTGAATGTGTAAATCTCCTATAACCATAAACTTAGTCATGTCAATCCCCATAAGTTACAGTGGCTAAACCATTTTTCTTTGTTACACACAAAACATTATCGGACATGTCTGCTAACTCTGTGTGATGAGTTACAAGAATAACCTGCCGTTTAAACTTCTGTGCGTATTCTTTAAGAAAGAAGCCAAGATTAAGTATAGCAGTGCTGTCAATCATTTTACCAACTTCGTCCAGAAATATAGGACCTTCCACTTCAAGTTGTTCTATAATAGCAAGTTGAAGAGCTAGTGCTACAACCGTTATTTTGCCTCCGCCTTTGCCGGCAAACGGCTTTTTAAGTTGCACTTTAGCAAACCCGTCATCAAGCCAATAGTCCACTTCATGTTGGTTTCTACGGTCTTCCACTGTTATAGAAAACACGTGACTTCCCCCGTAAATAACATTAAGGGCTGACGACACTATGTTTTCTATATTCTGCTTAACTGTTGTTTTAGCATACTCTGATGTGTGCTTTAGAAGTATCTGTAATATATCATTGTCTTTTATGAATTGCTTATTTACAGACAGTTTTTCACTATGGCCAGCCAAATCAGTTTGTAGCATACTACGTTCGCCTTCTTTTATGGCGAGACTACGACTAAGCATGTTAAGTTTCTCTTCTACCCGTTTAAGTTTTTCACTCATAACTTGTTAATCTCCAACGTGTCTTCTATGCTACGAAGCAGTGTTTCAAGTTCTGTATCAAGTGCCATAATGTCCTTCTCAATAGTTTCAGGACTTGTATTGGCATCTTTCATCTGTTTAAGTAATTCGTCCATGTCTTTTTTAGCTCTTTCAAGTCTTTCTTCAAACTGGATTTTAAGTTTCTTGGCTTCTTCAACTTTCTCTTTTGCCGCTTCAATTCTTTTTAAAGTGTCACTCATTTTTTCCTCCTACTTAAATTTAATAAACACAGGAAATCGTAAACTGTCTCCTGTATCTGTTACGCCTTGATATTTCACTTCTACTATTTTACCTTTTAATCTATGTCTTATTTTCCAAAGTTCAGCTCTCTGTTCATCATTAAAACCAGTGCCTACTTCACTTATAAATGACATACCGTCTATTTTTCCCATAACTTCTAAAGCACCTAACATGCCTTCATACTTGCCTTGACCTTCGTGTAACTCAGTGATAGTTGCGTCTGTCTCCTTAAATATTTTGTACTTAAGTAGATAATCACTACGCTTATAGTCATAATGAACTGTAACATGTCTTAACATAACGCCTTCGTAGCCTTGCTTTACGTACTCAATACACAAGTCACGTATACCTTGTGGTACATTGTACACACGGGTATATTCTACAACCTCGATGTCCGGTATGTCCTTTAAGTCGTCTTTTATACAGTCCAGTATCTGTACCATTTCAATAGTTGATTTTATAGCAGGACTTGTGCAAGCAAATATAACATACTTAACAGCTTTCTCCTTGCTTGTTTTGTTCATTAGTTCACTCTGTATAGCCTGGAACTGTATGTCTTTAGTGTACATTTCACCGTCTAACATAAGTAAATCATACTTGTAACATATTTTATCAAGTATATCTTTCTTGTGTTCCATTCCAGTGTATTTTTTATTGCCCCGTGTGTAGACTTCATTTGCCGCCCTTACGTAATAAGCTCTAAGCCCGTCCATTTTAGGACTAGCAAAAAATACATCACCGTATTTTTGATGTTTAGCTGGGTTGTAAACATTAGCTAACTGAACCTGGAATACGCCTACGAAGTCTTCAGCGAATAAAGCTCTGTACGCTTTATTAGCTGTTTTATATGTAAAGTAACAAGGATTTTTAGCTAACACAAAGTTACACAAATCTACGACTTGTGTAGATTCAGCATATATAATAGAAGCAAACTCTTGTATAGCGTAAGTACCAGAAATTACTCTTTTAGACACTTTATCACAAAACTCAGGAAACGAAAAAGATGGTGCCTTTAATATATCCGTGTGATTAACACAGTATTCCATACTAGCATTTATACACTGACTTGAAAAATTACTAGTCCAATCAGGGTCTAAATAGTTATGTAACAAACCTAATTCAATATCATTAGCTTTAAGAAAAAACTCTTTAAGCAAGTGTATCTGATAAGTAGATGCTGAACCGGCTTTGATGGATAATCTAAACAATTCATGTAAATTGTCGTAGGTGCATGGTGTTTCTGCTTTTTGCATTAAACTTCCTCACAATATAGTATAATAACGCCTTTGTCGGCTAATTCATCCAATGTAAACTCAAGTAAATGCTCACCATCAAAATAGTCGTCATAACCTTCCAGTACATGTTTTATAGCTAAGTACTTAGACGTAGCATTTATAACAACAGTTACTTCGGTACTACCATAATCTTCACTATACACTATTTTGAAATTTTTAGTTGTGGTTGTAGTATAGTCTTCCAGTTTAGTTTTGCAATAAGGACAAAACATAAATTTCAATACTCTGGAAAACATGTGATTGCATAAAGGACAATGTTTCATATTAAACTCCGTAGTGTTTACAACCATCTATTGTAGTGTTACACAAAGGACATACGCCAAGTTCTTTAAACATAACGTCTACTACTTGACTAAATTCCTGTACATTATTAGTGGCTATCTGGACTGTTTGCATGTATTCCTTAACCGCGTTGTCAGTTAACTTATGTTGTACTTTTAAAGTAGCCAATTTTTTATATGTATTAACTAAGTAGTCCAAATTATCAAGTCTTAAATTTATATGACTTGTGTATTGTGTTATGTAGTATTCACATTCCATAATGTCCCTAGTAACAAAATCATAACCAGCATCAGTATGTTGTAATGCCATACACTTATTATACTTAGTTATGTACTCAGCAATTTTATCCTGTAAACTAACCATGTTATTTAATGGTATCTGTTTATCAGTAAGTGTTTTTACTGTGTTATGTGTTTTAATATACTCACTACTAAGTTTCATGTATATATTTCTACCATTTAAAGCGTCTTTCACATGGTTAAGTGTATCAATCAAACTCAGTATATTATCTGTCACTTTAAGTTGTGATGTACACCGACTTTCTGTTAAAAGCAATTCCTGCCTATTATGTTTCATAGTAACACACTTTTGTATAGTATTGTACATCTTTAGACCAATATACAAACTGTCTTCTTTTAAACTTATCTGTGTACATGCCCATACTTTCGGTTGTAAAGTGTTAGTAGTCAATACGCAGGTATTGTACTGACTACTAAACTTGGACAAACTTGTTATTCGGACAAGTTTGTCCAGACACAAGGAGGCTATCCCGTGCAATTTGTCAACGTCCGGAAGACGATTCAACTTATCTTGTATGTCTTGTATATGACTTTTATAAGTCTTCAACAAACCATTTAATCCATTTAATGTTGTTTGTTTGTCACTTACTAAGTAACATTTACGAACCAGTTCTTTACATTGTTTAACGCACTGTAACTGGTTGTCTAAATTAGAATAAGCTTCTAACTTTGTATTTAATGCTGCAATAAAACTTTCAAGATTAGTATTCTCTCTTTTTATGTTGAAAGCGTCAGTAGACAATTCTTTTGCTGTGATGTCTACAACCTCAGTGTTTGCCAACCGTCCTAAAATAAAAGCGCCTGTGCTAGGAGCTTCAGACAACAGAAAAGGCATATCCAACTGGAATACAAAATTAAGTTCAAGTTCAATAGAACCAAACTCATACACGTTCTGTATACCTAAACAAGCTCTTATCTCCTCTGGCATTTCTGTCTTAAAATACTTCTCGTCTTCTATTGTGTAGTAAGTCTGGCCATTAGCAGTTCTTGTCTTAGACATAGTTATTCCGTCTATAACCAACTCAACAGTTGTTTCTTTAGCTTCAACTGTTTTACCTTTATCAGTAACACATGTTCTGAACTTATCACCTTTAGGTTCACCCATAGAGAACCAGCGAATAGCATGTAATATACTGGACTTACCGGAATCATTAAAACCTGTGATACTGTTCAATCCATCTGTGAAATTAAACTCTGTGTCTAAATGACTCATAAATCCTTTTATTCTAACAACTTCCAACATGGCCTTTCTCCTGAAAATCCATTAAAATCATCTAAATTCAATTATATTCATTTATTTTCCATTTTCAACTTTTTTTGATATAGAAGTATAAATTAATTTTACGGCGGAAATTCTACAACCTCTTTAACTGGTTGTAGTGTACTTTTACACTTATAAAAATTACTATGGATTTCCATAAATCAAAAAATCAAATATAATGATATATATATAAAAATTGAAGGGGTATAGATATTTATAAATAATTATTTAGATAGAAAATTATATCCCTAGAAAAAAAAGAGGGGGGTGGAATTATCGAGATTTTCAGAAAAAAGGTTGTTTCTAAAGTTAATAGAACTAGGAAGCACTCTTTAAGAGGTTGTAAACCCATCCAACCCTTGTCAACTCCAGTCTCCTACTTCCATTATCTATGAATACATACGGAAAATAAAAGATTATCAACTGTAAGAGAACTGTGCGAACATAAATGATAACTGGATTTATATATATTATAAGAAATCAGATATATTATAGAAATTTCTCGAAAGTAAGTGTAATACTACTATTCAGATTTGTTTTTAACCATTCTCTGAACTTTTTCATGTTAATTAAAGGACATGATTTGTCCTTGTTAAGTTCATAATGGCCAACTACAGAGTCGACGTTTACAACCTCTTTGTGGGTTTGTAAAAGATTTGAAAGCAACTTCACAAGTGTTACCAGTTGTTTCTTAGTGTATTTACCTTTGCCAACAAGACAGATACCAATAGACTCTATATTGTGACCTTCCACGTGAGCACCTATCTCAGGAGACTCGATAAAGTTATCGTTATCAATCAAACGACCATTTTCAAGTAAACCGTCAGACTCAGGAACAAACTGTTTGCTTGTAGTTGGATAACCATTACAAATAACATAATGGTAGCCTATTGTTCTCCAACCGCGTGCTTTATGCCAGTCTGTGATAATTTTAGCATTACCGAAAGATGAATCACTGCAATGTATAACTATGTATTTTATTTTCTTGTCTGTCATCGTATACCTCCTATATTTTTCCTTCATTATGTAACCTTATAAGTTCATTGTCTAGTTCGCCATTCATAGACTTACCTACACGTTCAATGTCAATCATGGTCCAGTGGAAGGCATGTAACATACCGTCTAAGATAGCTACTCGCTTGTCTGTATCGGTATAAAAGTCAGAAGTACAAATAAATTCTAAATATGCAATAGTAGAATCAATTTTTGGTTTGTGGAATGTGTAAAATCTAGTTATAAATACTTCAGGTACATGATACAACCGCCATTGTGTTTCGTAAGTTGTTATAATGTCGTTTACTAAGTCTCTCACTTTAGACACATTTAAACTATCTGAAGTTATACATGACTCTAAAATGTCACGTCCTGCTTCAAACTTCTTAATCATGGCAAATGTCATAATCTTTTTACGTAGAGGGTTTTCAATTTGCAGATTAGGTATTTTATGTTCTATATAGTACTTCATTCTGCTCCAAAAAGGATGTGCATTTAAGTCAATTTTTTTACGACGTTTCTTGTACATGTAAATAAAATGACCAAACAGTGCAGTAGCTACGCCGACTAGACCAAGGGCAAGATAAGTATTGCCCTTGGCTATAACGGCACTAGTTACGGCAGAAAGAAAAGCTATAATGGCTACAACTATTTCTTTTGGCATAAACTCTCCTATATGTACCAGTCGTTAGTGAATATGACATCACTATCCACTTCAACCATGCCTTGCATATATTTAGCAGGTACTGTGTTAGCAAATCTGATAACAGTACCAACTAAAAAGTCGTCGTCGTAGGTAGGAACACCGCCAATTACATTGGGTCTAATGCATGCAAAGTTCTGTTGAACAGTAGGCAACCATGTCCATAAGTCCATAGTATAACCTAAATAAGAACCTGTTACAAAGTATACGTATCCGTTTTTTACACCCAACACGCGTAAGGAACCTCTGTATTCAACAATACCACCAACACTAAACATGTCCATTAAAGCACCATGTAAAGGTGTAAATGCGTTAAGCTGAGCTCCTGGTGCTGAGGCATAAGCTTGGGTAAAGAATGGAAGTTTCCAGCACTTCAACTGAAGTTTGCCCGAATAGTTGTTACTTGAACCATCTACATCAAACTTATATTTGCTGAAAAAAGATGGTGTGTACACGTCTTCCCATGTACTATGCATTGTTACAGAAGTAGCAACACCCATTGTCTGCTGTATCCAAACAGTCTCAGTTGGTTCAGTAAGACCACCGTTTGTTTTAGGCAAGTTGTCAAGTTCTGTTACGTCTGAGTCATGGCATTTTATAAAGGTTGTTGTACCTTCATACACAGTGTTTTCATACACTTTTGCGTTACTCTGACTTATGTACAGACCAGTTGTCTGGCTTACACTAACTTTACCGAAGATACAGTTAGCTATTTCTATCAAACGACAATCATAAACTGCCATACCTTGGGTAGTACTTCTGAACTGGAAGTTACCTTGTATAAATATCTTTGCTGAGCAGTTTCTAACCTGGAATGTGGTTGCTACGTCTATAAGTCCTGATGACGCATAGATTTTAATGTAACCGCCGAAGAAGCCAAACAATTTCGGCAAGGTGACTCCTGACTCGGCATTTGCAACCGTAAGCGTGTAAGACGTACCATTAAGATTACGAGGAAGCGCGTTCACAAAGGTTGTAAGAGCTGCGATAGTAGCAAAGGACTGTGAAATAGTCATTGTAGCAACAGGATTAAGTCTTTGGTTAGCAATTGACGCATTCATTAAGTCTGTTAATGTGTCTAAGGAAGTGTCCAAAGCACTAATAGCTAAGTCTACGTCATTGTTAACAATTTCTTGTTCATCAAAAAAGTCACTAACAAAGTCTTCCCATTCTGTGATACAAACAAGCATCCAGTTAAAATGGGCATAAGGAAAGTCTTCAACAACATAACCAGCTAATTTCTTAACTGAGTCAGGTTCACTTACTCTGGATGGGTCAGCTGGATTCCATCCTAGTTGTTTGATTGGTTTAGTAGCCATGCATACCTCCTAGTATACTTCTGAAAATTGACCGCCTTGCCCTGGTGTAGCTAAGTCGGCGAAACCTAAATAATTTGGATTTGGTTGACTTGTTAGTTCCGAAAAACCAAAAGTTAAATTAGAAGCAGGTACAATTGTATGAATGTCACCAACTCTTACGCCACCCATAACAGCGCCCTTTATAAGGTTACGTAGTTCTGACTTAGGATAAGTAATAGGCCAATTGTCCCACGTTGTGTATATTTCAATGTACATAGGATACAATTCTAAGTATACTACGTTGTTGTTCAAAAACAATTCAAGGGCTGTTAAAATGTCATCTACTGTACCACGTGAACTGATAGCAGCAGCTTTTGCTTTCAAAAATAGTCTATAAACGCTATCAGATAGACCGTTACGTGCCTGTACAAGAAACTCACCTATATAGTCCAGTTCCAAGCCTTCAGCTATATCAATAGACATTTTATGGTACATACTTAAACAAGCGTTGTCTATTTCTTGTAACTGGTTAACAAACATACCCGTCATAAAGTCCACTATTGCTATGCGACCCATTATACAGCCTCCTTCTTGTTTTGGTAAAGTATACGCAAACTACCCGCGTAGTCCACAGGTTGCAAGTCGTCGAATACGCCTTCACCAGACAAAGTTGTCTGGGCTAGCGTATCGTAAGTTCCTGTGACAGCAAGCGGGAGTGACGTTACGCCATCTGCCACAGGAACAAACTTAGCCGTTATCTCTAAACTAGAGTCTACTACTACTTCACTACCATTTGTGATTACTACATTACTACCTTCATATACGCCAGTAGCAACATGAGGTGTAGCAGCTTTATACCATACGCCTGTGTCAAGGTATACCGCGTTATTTACACTAACTCCTGCATCAATTGTTTGGTTAATTAGTCTTGACATCTACTAACCTCCCACTCACTTGTAAGAAAACAATCAACAAGCATAAGTTCACAAGGGGCTTCTTTTCCAGTAACACAATGTCTTACACCAAAACTATCAAGAGCAAACTTTATAACTTCTACACAGTTATACTGTTCTGTTCTATTTAAAGGCTTTTTAAGTATGTACGCTAAACTTCTCAAATAGTCATAATGTTTGTTTATAAGACTTAAAGAAGTCTCTAAAAGTACAAGTCTGGATTCAACATTACGTACAAACTTAGTATACTTGACAGTGGAGTATATTTTTCGTTTATTAAACTCTACTATATCAAACATTTTAACACCTGTAAGTCTAGCTTCAATAAACAACTTATCGCCTACAGATATGAATACATGGGAAACCGGCGAACCGGTTACCCATGATACTAATTTACCAAATAGTGTATCTGGTTTTTGAAAATAAATAGTCAATGGGTCGTGCATGTCAACCTCCTACAACCGCATTTTCTTCAGTCCACTTCCACTCAAGACACTCTGCTTGGTAGTCTTCTATGTTTGTGATAATTGTTTCTAAGTTACTCAAAGAAACGGGGTGATAGTTATTGTGGTAGTCTTTAATAACTATACCGGTTGCTCCGTTTCTTTGAGCCCGCTTTAAACCAACACTAAACAGGAGGTATGAACGCTCAGTGCAGTCGACGCGGATAGCACTACCAGATGCATCTTGTACTGTTGTTATGCACCCACTGTCTATCTTGGCTGCATACATTTCTTTTATTTCTTTCAACTGTTGTTGAACTATCTTATCCTTATCAATAACCCATTCAAGACTGTTAAGGTCGAATATGTGATTGATAGTTGGTCTATTGTCTATTTTAATGTGGTCAGCATGTTGCTGGTCACCATTATAAACAATACCTGTATTTGTATCTACCCAAGCCATAATTACCTCCTACCAACCTCTGTCAATTACTATTCTGTAGTAGTTAAAATCACTATTAACTACGTTTCTTGGTGCCCCAACTTCATACTCTGTTTTTATACAAGAGTTAGTGTCATACACACTTGTGTCGCCAGTATATACTTTTATACGGTCATGGTCCACAGCTGTTAATCCGCCGAAACCATAATAAGTAGAATACGTATCTGTTATAAATGGTACAGGTCGCATTTCACCACTCTGTAAATCGTATGTCCAAAACAACTGAACATTGCGTGGGGCAAGGCCTAACAAGTTGTTAAATACGTAGTTAGAGTTTTCTGCTACATAAAACCAATCTTGCATCTGCTGACCTTGGAAACTGTACGACTTATATGTACTTATGTCCAAGTCACCTACAGTCGCGTCGCCTACGAAAATAGTTGTTTCATTAACAAACTGAGTAGTACCGTAGTTGTATTTGTACATACGCATTTCAGATATGTCATATACATACTCAAACTTCTCGAGTAAGTCGAACGCATTCATTTCAAGGTTACCAGCACCAGAAGTAGCTGTTACTCGTATCTCATAGCCAAGGTAAGGCGTAGAGTTACTAAGTTTAAACATTTTCTTTTCTCTAGCTATCCAGGAAGTGTAACCTGTAAAAATACCGTCTGACAAGTATTTGTGACATTTAACACCACTACCATTATCAGTAAACAGAACAGCAGCGCCTCCTGCAGTTAATGATACTTGGAATGTATCTGTTGTTTTGTTTATAATGTAGTAGTTAACGTTCGGGAAAAGTTCGGCTGGAAGTAAGTTACCATACAACTGTATTATGTCACCATTGCTAAATCCATGGGCTGTACTTGTTATAAAATCAGTAGTACTGTTAGGAGTACATGTTTTTTCAGGTCCAAAGGCACCAAGTAGTACAAATCTACTAGACTTGACAGAAGTACCGTTAGATGTAAAGTTAATGGCCACACCACCTAACGTTGCTGCTAATTTAAACGTGTTAGTAGCGGAGTCCCGTACAAAGTAATCAGTAAGAGCACTTAAACCAGAAGGAAATACACTAGCTGTTATTTGTACAATGTCGCCATTAGCATATCCATGACCATTGCATGTCATAGTATCATTGGTATGGTCAGGTGTTAAAGTTTTGTCTGTGTCAATACCGTATACTTTAAAAGTAGCAGGTGCTCTAGTAGTTTGAGCTGACGCTCTCAAACAAAACCGGTTTACAACCGCATAGGTTGGTAACATTGTGCGCAAATTTCCGCCCTGGGAGGCAGTGCCCCAAAATGATGTTGCAGACACGTCATATACGTTAAAACCAGTTCCTGCACTTTCATTTGAAGCTGAAACTACAAATCCGTCCTGTGACGCAGCAAACATAATTGGCACCAATGATTTCTGGTCACATACAGTAGGTACCATGGACAGAAGTGATTCTTTATTGTTTACATACAAAGGTCTTGCATTTGTTGTAAAGTACGTTAAAGCACCAACGCCTGTTCTTTTTATACCAAAATAGTGACGTGTGTTAGAAGGTAGTGAAGCCCAAGCGGCTGGTTGTGTAGCAGTAATAATAGTTTCAAAGTAGTCTTTATTAGCGTTAGCAAAAGCTAATACAAGTGGTTCATAAAGTGAAGCAAGAATACTAATCTGTTTAACAGTATACTTTGTAAGAAACGTAGGTTTACCGAATGTGTATGTATCCAAATTTGTTCTAGTTATGTTAGCAATACCACGTTCATTTTTTCCAGTTAGAATTGACTGTCTACGGGTAGCCGAGGATGATGCTACTATTTCAGGTATCTGGTCATCCAGAGTATCGAAAGCTTTTTGGGCAGTATCATCTGCTGCCGACAATACATTAGTAAAACTAGAAGTGTCTGGTTGAATAGCACTGGCTGGATGTTGGTTTATACTGTCTCTTTCTGACAAAGTAGCATGAGAACTAGATGTAGTAAACTGTACGGCGCCTTCCCATATACGAGGATGTGCTGTACCGTTTGTTGTGCCCTGTTGAATTACAATTTTACCAACATAAATAGCATGGGCAGTAACAGTAGTAGGAGGTGTAGGTAAACTTTCACCAAGAGCGGCAGCCGCTGTATCATACTGATTACCATGTATATAGTAAGCATCATTGTCGGCTTCAACACCACGGAAAAAGTATTTAGCAACCCATTTACCTGACGCAAGACTTAGTCTATTTGTACCATTAGAATAAAAGTCAGAATCATACAAGTTTACAGTGTTATTAAGCCAGTTACCACTAGACAAATAGTATTCGTACAATTCACCATCCGTACCAGCTACGTTAGCATCCAACTGGTTTAATGTAATACCAAACCAAGCAGACCCTGAACTTATTGTACTTATTCTAGTAGCTGCTGTTGATAAATTAAGGCCGGTTTGACGTTCCAGTCCATGAAGTGCTACATCTTTGAAATACAACTTGGCTTCAAGAGCTGTACCTGAGTTGTCGTAATTCATTACATGTAAATCAGTACCTTCACGTATAACTCTGTAAGTAGGTACACAAGTACCACATGTAAGAAACGAAGAAGGACTTTGTGTTACGACCCATTGTGGACTACCGTTGTTATAATCACTGTATACGTAGTTAACAGACTTGTCTACAAAAACTAAAGGACTACTGATAGGTGTTTTCATTTTAACAAGTAAACCACTTCCATCAAGACTTGTTAAGTAGTTAGCATAACCTATGCTAGTTATGGACAAAGTCCCGTCTCCGTGGTCCGTAAAAGCTGGTAAAACAACCACGCCAATGTTGCCTATAAAAGAATCTAACTTAATATCCAAAAGTATAACACCATCAGTGTTGTTTAATCCAAAGCCCATAAACACGGCATGTGGAGTAGCTGTTAAAGTTAAAGCTACAGGGTCCCAGTAATATGCTACACCTGGCTGAATAAGGCTACTAATACCTGTAGTACAAACACCCTTAGTAATAACATTGTTTGTAGTACCTTGTCTTATACCTTGGGGAGGTTTAACACTTGTACATGGTGCCCATGTATTAGCAGCGGAACTGTAAACAAAACCGTTGGATGGTACTGTATTAAACGTTTGACTTGCTATTATAATACTACTAAGTACGGATGAAGTACCTGTCATCATAGCAGTCCAAGAAGACCAACCTTCCCCGTTGTAGTAACGCATATAGCCACGAGATTCCGTGTCTCCTATAGCCAATGTGTAAGCCATCTGAACTATACGTGTATTATTACCTGACGGCATAACCCAAACCAAATAAGAGGTTGAAGGAGTGGCCTCAGGCGCATTAGCCATCGGTGTTACTTCCTGTGTTGATATGTTTTTATACAAACCACCAGCAGTAAGAGTATTAAAATTCTGGTCTGTTACTTCCCGCGCGTTACGGTTTGCAACCGCTGGATTCGTTAAAAATGCACTGGAACTACCCGCGGCTATAGTAGCAAAAGATATTCTTTTTACTATACCGTCAACAGAGTCCTTCATCAAGAACGTGTCACTTGGTGCTGGTGACGTTGACTTTAGCGTATAACTATCCCATAATGGCATACATACCTCCTATATGTCAGTAGTTTGAAAAGGCTGTGAGTTATGGTCTAAAATTAACTCACCATTTGTATCTTGTAAATATACATCATAAAAAATACCTACAGACAAGTTCCCTTCAGCTGTACCTACGCCAGCAATAATTCCGGTATTAGTTTTAGTTAATGTACCGTCCGTATTAATGTAGTAAGTAGTTCCTGCTTCAAAACCTGCTTTAAGTGTTTTATTTACAGTTATTTCATTTTTGTAAACACTGTCAACTGGGTCTTTTAATGTAAATACACCACCTGCTGTAAGTTTTGTAAGTAATGCATTAGTATCACCTACGTTCTGGAAACGTAATGTTTTCAAAGCACTATGGTTTTTGGCTACTTTACCAAAAATAACAAAACCACTGGATGTAACAATACTTGCCATAATAACTCCTATACGTGGTCGTTAATAGTTATGTTACCAAGTGCCCATGTGGACTTTTCAGGTTTAGCTACTAAACCGTCTTCAATGTCTATAAAGGTAACGCTAGGAGGATTTGTTACGCCTACTAAAGCAGCATTTATAGATATTATGTTTTCGTTTTGTATCTGTGATGCTAAACCATTAAAGCCAAGTACATTAACGTCTTTTCCAACGCCAAGGGACATTCCCCACGCCTGGATAGAGGCTTTAATCGCGTCCTTTTCAACAGCTGTCAATAAAGATTTTACGGTAAGGTCAACAGACGCATAAATAGGCACATCAAGCGGTCTTGTAAAAGTAGCAATATGGGCTCTGTTTCTTCTGTCGTAAACAGTATAGTTAGGGGCAGAACCGTCACCATATATTGTAGCGCCAGCGCCATGTGCTGTAAATATAGTTTGTGCTATTTCCTGGTCTCTGGAATTAACAGGCGCGTCCTGTTGTTCTATTATAACTTCAATACTATGGGCTGGTCTACCTCTTGTATCTGTAACTGAACTGTCATTATTTATACAGTCAATGTAAGTCAATGTAGGTTTAGTTTCGTCCTTGTTCAAATCCGTTAAAGCCTGTACAATGCCCCCTAACGTAGCAGCATTAACAATAGATATATTGTCCTGTCTTCTAGTTTTAACGGCAGAATTTGTCTCTATGTCACGGCCAGGACTAACAGGATTAGGCTGTTCAATGGTTGTAATACCGTCTATATAAGTTTCAATTGTAGTAACTGTGTCAGCTAAGCCTGTGTTAGGTCCAGTACTTGTACAAACAAAACTAGCTTCAACGTAACCCGCTATAGGGATAGTATACTCAATCTCTGTTACATACTTTATGTCAGGATTTATGTTAGATACTATAGTAAAACCTATAGGAATAACTATACCCACAGTGCTATTTATTTTTACTCCTACAATACGACTTGGTACTGCTTCCAGTCTTTTCATATTAATAAGAGCTATGAGTTCGTCCAAACTAACGTCTTCAGCAAATGTTATGCTTCTAGCATTATACACAGCTTCAAGTACATTCCATAAGTCAGCTTCACGTTCAGACATGTTAAGCATAAACTGTCCATACAAAGTACGTTCATCGAATACAGCTTCACTGTCTATGACTAGTATAGTAGCTTTTATTTCATCTTGTATAACGGACATAGGCTTTTTAACAAAACCGTTTGGTGTACTACCGTAACTCATACCTGTACCTCCTCGCTGAATGATATAGGACCAAAGATTGTATCAACTTTAAATGTAACGTACAAACGTCTAAGTCTAGCATCTTTAGTCATATTAAAATTAATTATTTTACGCACGCCCGGTACTTCACGTATTTCTTTCTTTAAGTAGTAAGACATACGACTAAATGACGCGGACTTTTCAAAAAATTCTGTCAAGTAAGGTATACCTATAACAGTATTAAAAAAACTCTCCCCTTGAAAAGTTTGAAATCTTTGTTTAAGATGTTGCACAATAAAAGCACCATCCTGTACAGTTTTCAAGTCACCTTTTTCTGTTATAAGATAACCATTGTCTATGTCCATTTGTATATCTCTGTACATAGTACCTCCTAAGATATTGTTCCAGAACCAGGTCCAGAAACACCACCACCAGTTGTTACACCTGACACGGACGCAACTGCTACAACCGTGTTGGTTGTTAAATATGTAACTAAGGCATCGCCGAACTGTTTCCAGGATTCCACTGCCGTTGGTTCTGTTACGCCCATTCCTGTGGCGATTGCTAGACCCAACGCTTGCCCATTAAGTGCCATGTTTGCCTCCTATACTTTTAATGTAGCCAGTTTAGTTTTAGCTGCGTTTAAAGCGACTAAAGTGTCTGGTGTGAACGGTTGTGGACCCATCATTGTTAGTGTTTTAGCACTTATTAAGTCCTGTATTAGTTCATCCATAATGGCCAGTAACTCGTTAGTGTCATTTTTTATAGCAACTTTACCATTTTCTTTTAACTCGATTCTTACTTTGTCGTGTTGTATAATAACATCATCAGCATTCACGTTACTAACAGCTAAACCGACTGGTAAACCACCAGGCATAAATATAGCGTCACTTAAACAATGGTGTCTAAAGTCATACACAGGATATGTTTCGCCTTTGCTTAATATATATTCCTCGATGGACCTACTTGTGAACAGGATTAAACCCTTGTCTCCAGTTTTCAATGGAAAATGAATAAAAGATTTACCTCCGTTAAACACAGGAAATACAACAAGTACATTAAATACTTGTTCCAATTCTTTAGTGTCCATTTGACCTGGGTCTACTTCTTCATTGTTTTCATTGTCGCCAATAGTATTAACTGGCAGTCTTTTCTTCATTAAAGGTTTAACAACAGCTATTTGTTTAGTAGCATCATAACTAACAATTTTGCCAGGTATAACTGTATGTACGTCAAGCAACATATCGTCAACTATGTCTTCAATAAGTTGTACTAAACTCATACTAACTCCATTTTACATTTCCAGTTATCTTCAAAGTTACTACCGTTTATACTAAGTTCACTTATTGTATAGTAGCCATTCAATGTTTCACAGTCCACTTCAATAATGTCACCCACTTTTAAGTTAGGATTAAGTACAGTATTAATTTCTATTGTACCATTTGACTTAATAACTGGTGTACCAATCAAACCAGTGTTAGGTCCAAAACTAGCTGTTTTTCTAGTAGACTGTGTAATTTTCCACTTCTTAGGTGCTATTATCAAAGCTTTATCTTGTATGTAAACCTTGTAATTATATGGTTGTAAAAGACGGATAAGTATATTTATAACTCTATCCTGTTCTGTTAAACCATTCTTCATAGTGTTATACAATGTTTTTGTATAAGCTTTTTTGGAAAATTCTGAAAATTCTTTGTCTACAGTAATACCAAGACTTTTAAGAACTTTTTTGCAGTCTTCTACAACCGTTCTGACCAAAGTACCGGGCGCGTAACTTTTTGACATAACCGCATTTTGTAGAGCATACTGTCCATCAAATGCTGTAATGTCCACTACTGTGTCTACGCCTTGTTTCGACCAATTCATAGTGGCTACGTCGCCTATAAATAACACATTATGTAATTCTTCATAACCAGCGTCTATAACTATCTGTAAATCTTTAGCATTCTTTAAGTCATTGTAAGTATCAACTAACATATTGTATACTTTAAGTTTACATTCATTTGCAGCTTTCTCTGTATTTTTAACAATGTCAAAAGTTATATGTAAATTACGTATCTCTCGCCCAGCACCATTACGAGCACCTATGCTCACTGACATGTATTTACCGTAGTATAAAGTCATTGTATAATAACCTCATTATCAAAGTACAATTTACTATCAGCGCCTAGTGTCTCAAAGTTAGGTTCAACTAAAGACTTGCTATCATTCATTACAAACAACCAATAAGGGAATAAGCCAGCCACAACTACATTCTGGATTAAAGGTGTATTAATTAACAACTTTATACCTGCATATAGTACTGTGCCATTAATATCCTTTATAGTCATAAACCATCTATTTATACGGTCATTGTATTGAAACTCAAACAAATAAGTAGTTTCATCAATGTCCATAGAAAATTCAAACCAAGGACCTTGTACAGTTATAGGTATTTCAATTAGCATTTAACCTCCTATAAACCTACAGTAGTGCCAGCCGCTTTAGCTAACCCGTTCGCTATAACAGACCCTCTAGGGGTTTTAGCTTGCTGTTGAGCTTGTTTGCTTGCTGTTTTACTTTGTTTTTTTCCACCATTCTTTTTATTACCAGCTTTCTTTTTAAGTTCTGGTTTAGTCCTAGCCACCATGGATGTTTCAGGCATATCAATTTCTTTAACAGAAACGAACTCCACTTCCTCTAGTGTCAAAGAGAATTTCAAACAATCCTGACTATCATCATCATAGTTAATATCAATTCTAGTAGCTTTAAAAGGATAAAACAAGTCAAAACTTGTTTCAATACTTAATATAGCATTAGGTTCTAAAGCTGTGTATATGAAAGTTTTAGCTTCATCTAAGTACTCATTAATTTCTTCAGGTGCTGCATCACCGCCTAACGATTTAGCTTGGTTTAAGGCAGATGTAGCTATATTAGCATAGTCTTCATAAGCTAAAGGTGACCCAGATACAAAACAGTCCAAGGTTATGTCTGTTGGTTGTTTTTCTGAGTGGTCTATAAAGGACTCCCCGAATTCCTTAGGGTGTTTTGATACTTTCTGACTAAGTTTTATCTGCTCAGACAATGTTACGTCAACTTCAAACACAAGTATTGCATTATCATAAGAACGTTCAGGAAAATCTTGTGCGACAAATATAGCCATTACACATCTTTTTTCTGCGAATATGTCAGATAAAAAAGCTGAAAATGTCATAGTTTAGCTCCTTTTTGCTTGTCCTTTATTAGACGTTTTCTGCATGTTGGCGTCTTTTAAAGCTTTGTCTAATGCTAGTTTTGTAGCGCGTTCTACGTCCTGTGGATTACCACCATTTATTGTCTGTTGTAATGTAATAGTATTAGTTTGACTAGACTGACTATTAGATATAGTAGGTGAAGGCACAGCAAAATTATAAGGTAATGGTTTGTCGCCCATAACACTGTTAAATACAGTCGGACCTGCAAAGTCCATACCGCCTATATTTTTAAAAGCATTAAATGCTCCTGCCGCCATTTTATATATAGAACTATCAGAAATTTTGTTCTTGAATGCGTCCCACTTTTCAGATAACCAATTCATAAAGTTTACAAAAGTAGTAGACCAATAATCAATAATACTGTTTAAGTTAAAGTTCTCTAAGCCAAATAGTGACGCGATGCCTTTTACAACCAGGTCGATTGTATTAAGTATTGCCGCGTGTAATTGACTGAAGTCAAATGTGAAAAGAGCTCGAACTAAACCAGCTATAAATTCACCAGCAAGTCTAAGCATTTCAATAAATATGTAACCCGCTGCTGAATTTTCATGCCACCATTTAGTAACAGAGTCTGCTTCAGGGTCTGTGAAAAATGTAAACACGTCTTCTATGTAAAGTATAATAGCAAGTAAAGCTGCACCAAATAAGAATATACCACCAAGTCCAACTGTGAAGAATGAACCTATAGCCGTAAATCCATTAACAACTGTAGCTAAAGCCTGGAAACCACTCATAGCACCCATAGCTGCACCAAGTTGCCACAAACGGGTTGTAAGCATACCTATGCCGAGTGCTATAGCACTACCTGTTAAAAGAATGAATGCATCATAAATACCATTAATAGCGCCCTTTATCAATTCTCCATTGTCTACAAACCACTGTAAGTCGTCTGCTAATTTACCTAGTATATCTACAAACAAAGTAAATAAATCAAAACCTCGTTCCAGCATAGTTAAGAATATGTCAGCGATTTTGTCACCGTTTTGGTTCATGTATTCTAACACTTTAGCAAGGTATGGTTTTAATTTCTCATTTAAGGCTATACCAACTTTTCTAGCTATCAATTCCCATGTTTCAGCTATTGCCTGAAGTCTACCACCCGTTGTTTTAGACTTTGTGTCAGTCATATTGAAAAACATGCCACCCGCTGAAGTCATTCGTTTAAAAGCTTCAGTTACCATATCAGCTGAAATTCTACGACCAGATATATCAGCTTTTATCTGTTGAGCAGTTTTACCTGTCATCTTAGATAACTCAGCTAATATAGGTACACCGCCCGTTATAAAGTCTCTAAGTTCTCTACCCGTTAAAACACCAGCTGATAAAACCTGTCCATAGTTTAAAGCTAGTCTTTTAAAGGTTAGATTTGGTAGTGCCGCCGTTATATCGCCAAGCATCTGCATTGTTGTTATAATGTTGTCAGCAGGAGTTCCCATAGCAAGAAGCATAGACGCATTAGATTCTACTTCGCGAATGCTGAATGCTGATTCTACTGCTAACTTATTAAGGTCTTTCAGCATTTTAGCGGCTTTAGACTCGGACCCTAACATAACAGTAAAACTAGCCATAGCTGTTTCTTGTGCAGCTCCAGCTTCTACAAAATAACCAAATGCGTCTACAACACCTTGAATTGTATTTTTTAGAGTATAATAAGCATAACGTAACATATTAAGTTTGTTAACAGCACTAATAACACTAATGTCGTCTACCATTTTATTAAACTTATGTATAGTACCTGTAGTGTCTTGAAGTGACGTAGCGTCCACTTTGAACATTATGTTTACTACTACATCTCTTAGTGTTAAAGTCATTAATGACTCCCTTAATCGTTCTGTTTACTATAAAACGCATTAGCTTCAGCCTGTATGTCCAAAGCCTCATGCGCATCCATTAAATCACATAAAGTCCAATGCGTATCCAGTTCTTTAAGAGTAACCATTCCGGCTAGAATGGGTCTCCATATAAACATAGATATTGTCATTTCTCCTGGGTTAAAACTGGAGCCGGTGTCACTGCTTGAAGAAGCTCTAACCCTACGTCGAAAAAATTTGAGTAGTAATGTTTTGCTGCTTCATACAATAATTTGTACATAGCCATAAGTTTATTGTTAAAAATAATGTCTATGTTGTCTTTAACATTGCCCTTACCGGTACAAACACACGCAGAAAAAAGTGTATCAATAATAGGGTCAACTACGTCTGGTTTCATGCAGGCCATAATAGCTTTCACTATTTCTTTTACTACGTCCATTTTCTGCGAATTAGCCGTAAGTTTAGTCAAATCAATTTTAGCATTGTCCAAATTGTCAATCAATGGTTGTCCTAAAATACCTGATATAAGTACCAGAACTTTAGTTAACTCACGAGGGGAAACATTGTAAAATGTGTAAGTATCACCATCAATTATAACTTGATGATTTGCTGTGTTCTGTGTAACGCTCATAAGTACCTCCTCTTATGAAAATAAGTCTGTAATAGAATCAAGGACACTTGTACCACCGACTACATTAACAAGTATAAGTCCTTTTATTACCCATTGTCTATCCTCAACGGACTTTGCATAAGTAGCTGTAGGCATTCTGGTAATAACACCTTTAGTCATAATATGCAATGAAACACCGTTTGTGTCAATAACAGCTACAGGTATTACGCCCCCGACAAGTAAGTTTACACCAAGAAGTAAATTAAGATTACTAGTTTGTGGCATATCCACAGTAATTGTACCTTCTACAACCTTCTTTTTGTTTCTGGACAATTCACCGTGCGTGCCTTTTACTATTTTATTACGGTCTTCTGTTTCTACCGTAATTTTATTAAAAGTGTACAGTGGAGCAACTCCAGCTAACATAAACACTTTGGCGGGGGCGTAAGTATGTATCATTTCTACTCCTTATACGTTGCCTTCCAGGCCTCTTTCATTTAGTTGACCTACAAAAACCCATGAACGGTCTGTAACAGAAGCTTCATAACTGTTGCCAGGTCGTTTCTGTGGTGTTCCTTCAGACATAACATCTCTTGAACCACCCAGATTATCTGTTACGGTAACACTTGCAAATCTTTCATTTGCAGGTTTAGTTATGTCATTGTAGTTGTCACGAATTGACTTGTATAATGCTGTCAGTTTTGAATTTTTCAAAGCAGTCTGAGGTAAATCAATAGTGATTTTACCATTTTCATTGTGCTTGATAGTTCTTGTCGGTTCACCAGTAGTCGCAGCAGACATTTCTACTCCGTCCTCGTCGTCTTCAATAGTAACTTTTGTAAACTGGTCTATAATAAAACCATTTACAATAACAGATACTTCTTTCGGTGAGTATGTTCTTGTACTCATAAATACCTCCTTAGTAACTTACGCTGCCGTCAATGTACACTTTTTTAATTCCGCCTTTAAGCTTAGCTTTAAACTTTACGTTTCTGAGTATACGAGCAGTTTTGTCAGCTGTAGGCACATCCTTTGCTTTAGGCGCAGATACCACAATGGAACTCTGCAAAATAAGGTTGGAACCTACACCATAAATAATAAGACCGTTAAACACAGTCGCTTTTATTACGTCAATGCCTGGGTCATCAAATGGCAACTTTTCTTCAGGCACAATGGTACCAAATATTAACTCAGCCAAACGGGCTTTAAGGTACATGATGCCAGTTGTGTCATCAGCAAATTCGCCATCACCCATAACTCCGTCCTGCATCATATTGTAACCATTACTTTCTTCATAAAAGTTACAATTTTTTGTACGAAGGTAAGAACGCTGTGTTGAATTGAAACTAGACACAAGAACGCCAGCCAACTGTCTAAAGTAGTAAGTTGAAGACCCTGGAGTCTTTGTCAACTGTAACCCAAGGATAGCAGCCGCTGTTTTGTTATCAGCTGTGTGGGAGTAAATACAGAATGTGTGACCAAGACTAGCTGCTTTAAGCTTACTAGGCAAGTCAGCAGGTGTACCAGAATTGTAAGTAGCGGCAAGAATTGTAGCATCATTGGAAACATAAGCAAAAATCTTGTCATCAGCTTCAACAGCCTGAGCAAGCGCGTAAGCGTCTGTATCATCAAATGCGGTTGTAATAACAACACCAAAAAACTTGTCGTTAGCTTCTTTTACAGCAGAATAACCTGCAGTAATAGTTTCTGTAGCAGAACCGTAAGTAATTACAGTTACGCTTCCAACCGTTGTAGGTGAAAGACTGTTACTTGTAACAGAAAGAGTCGCTTTTGCGGCACTTGCGTCCGCACCTGTAAACTCGACATAAAAACCAGCTGCAGCAGTTGTTCCGCCAACAGTACCAGTTGTTACAGTAACTTCAGCTATACCAGTAAGAGCTTCAAGTGCTGCTTTAATTTCAGCAAATGTATCGTCCCAGTTAATTGCTGCAGTTTCTTCTGCACCAAATGTAAGTTTAAATGTACCACTTGTAGGTATAACAGTAAATGCAACAAGTTGTTTCGCATTCTGGTTTTTAAGAATACGACCGACAAGAAATTTTTCAGGTTGTCTGGACTGACTCATTGCAGCCAAAGCATTTTTGTAAACGTCACTTGCGTCACTTATACCAGCACTAAGAAGTTCATCAGGACTGGTGAACTCTCTTACTCTGTCTTCCCACAAAGTGATTTCATCCAAAATACAAGTAGTACCAAAATCTGCCACGTTAAAACGTACAGTTTCATTGGTAATGTTAACAACTACTGTATCTTTGATAGTCGCTGTCATTGTTACCTCCTTTAGGGTTCGTAAATAATTTTATCTACGTGTTCAATAATACCACGGGATGTTTCAACAGTTGTCTTAGACCCGAATCTAAAGTCAACATTAGAAACATACTCAAATTTATCTCCGATAGGTCTACGAGCTGAACCAATACCAATAGTTTGCATACAAGAAAGACCTTGTGTATACAAATTTTCCTTGTACGGGTTCAAATATGAGGACCTGTCAATGTTATTCGCTATTACATCTGCATCAACGTCACTAACAGCAACACATCGTAGGTCAAAAAACTCTGTGAAATCCGCGTTCCAAGTACCATCGTCTTTCGCATCGTTGTAGCTCTGCTCCGGCATGTGTGTAGCACGTCTAGGTTTAATTACCATTAAACTTACAAAAGGTTTAACAGGCCTAATGTTAGCTTCATTAGTCCAAAATACTTGTATGGATGGCCCTACTATACTTGATACCCATGCATAAATAGCATCCATTTCTATGTTAGTTAAACCGTACATTAATCCTCCATACTAACTAAGACATATCTGTAATGTCTAGCTGTAGGTACAAATTTACTATAGTCACTAAGTCTCATTACTTTGTACTTTTTATTTTCCCACACAACTACATCAAGTTCGTTTAATTTAATAGTAGTATACAGTTTCTTGTAACTTTTGTGTGAGTTACCGTCTACAACCAGGTTTATTCTGTCTAACGCCTCCGGTGCAAATTCAGACAAATCTACTGGCATTATGCAGCCTCTGTATACAAATGTACCTATTAGTGTTTTTACTAAACGGCCATTAACATAAGTTTCATAGTACTTAAGCACTAGTATTTGTTCATTTTCTAACAAACGCCTCATACATTACTCCCTTGTATTGTCTGATACGTTATAGCATTCAACATGTCATCAGTCCATCTAAGTACGTGTGGGTTTTTTATGCCTTCCCGTTTCTTCCTGTCCACTGTTTCTGGTGCATTCGGTAAAGCCCAGTTATCAGCATCTTTTATTTTATTCTTTACCATTTTAACGTACCGTTTACCAAGTGCTTTTAAAGCTGGCTTTAACTTAAATGTATCAAACTTTGGGTCTGTAAACACACTGTCAAATATACGTTGTACTTCCTCTTCGTCACTAAACGCTTCTGTTAGAAAAGGTCTAGCAGGTACATTCTGCTCAGGGTTTCCTACTTCAGCTGTATAAGCTTTAATAGCATTCTCCGTGTCATTAATAATACCAACTTTTATGCCACACTTGTCAGAATGTATAAGTTCAGCTATAATTTTATTAGCGGCACTTGGCATTAACACTGACTTAACAGTGATTGTTACACTCTCTAAACCTTTTACCATTATAGAAACGTAAAGTAATGACGTTTATAAATGTCCCAGTATATTTCACCGTACTTAGTACTGGAAAATATGTTCTGGTCCGGTGTAGCCATAATCATTGAAGCACCTGTTCTGTACTGTACGTCACCAACTATATCCCATCTAGCTGAGTTTAACGGTGAAGCACTAGTTTCATCGGCTGACACAGTAAGAATGTGTGCCATTAAATATCTCTGGGCTCTTTCTTGTTCTGTACTAAACACTTCTTCCGTACACACAAGAATGACGTCCGCCAAAATAAGATTAAATAAGTCATCACCAGGATAAGAAGGTTGAACAACTGTTTCCGAAAGATATGCGTGATAGGCATAAGAAAAGGTGATAGGAGGATTCGCTGCAGTTAACAAGAGCGTCCCGTTTCCATTGTTCAATTTAGTAACAAGAGTACTAAGCATTGCGTCGTATAGTCCGCTTATTATCTCTTGTGCCGTTGTTCCAACGCCTGATGTATAACTGTACGAAGTGCCGTTTACGGCGATAAAATATACAGTGTTATCCATTACAGTAACTACTGAAAATAATACGGCCAATTGCGTATTAACTACTTTAGGAGCTAACTCAGGTGCTATTAAAAGCACATTATTTTTTGTTGTATTGCTCATTAGTGTCCTTCTTAAAATGTTGCTCTAAACATACATAGTAAGACTTCATAGTTTCTCTATGAAGTTTAAATTCAACCAAACAATCCAGTAACACAGTAAACTTTTCCATATCAGTTTCAGCATACTGTAAATCATCACAAGTAGGATAATTCACTGGTTTGATACACGTGTTTATCGGTTCTTTATAAACCGGTATATACTCTTTTTGGACTGTACTACAACTAATAATTAGTAGTGAGTATAGTGCCAATACGAAGCCATATTGCATCAAACTTCTGCTCCTGTTTAGCTTTGTTAACCGCATCTTTATTGCTTTTCAGTTCATTTGGTTTCTTGTTGTAAATGCTAGTATTCTTTGCAGCATTTACTTGGCCAGCTTTTAAACCTTCTTCATACTTTATGTTTATCTGTTCAAGCATACCACTTTTTATCTTTTCTTTGTCTAAATCACACTGTGTTTCAGTAGTCTTGACTTTAAGTTCAAGATTCACTATATCAGTTTTCAACGACCCATTAATGTAGCCTAATATACAAACTGTAACAAATAAACTTACTATTACAAACAGTGTTATAAAAATAACTTTATTTTTTATAGCTTCCATAAAAAGTCCTATACCAAAAAATCCCATAAAACCTCCAAGTGAAGGGGACTTTCGTCCCCTTCTATTTGTTATGGTGTAGCATTCTTTGTAAGAGTCAGTGCACTTACTGTCTCATTACCAGCCGCGTCTACAACCTTCAGAGAAAGTGTAAACTCAGCATCTTCCTGGATACCAGCCCAACCGTTAAGTGAACTGATAAGGTCTGTTGAAGTTACAGCCGTGTATGCACCAGCTCCAACTTTAGCAGTAGCAGTACCTTCATTTTTAGTGAAAGTTAACTGTTCTGTACCATCAACACTTGCGTCGTCTGCTGGGTTTGTAATAGCAACAACTGGAGCCACTGTATCTTTTGTAAGATTCAATGTAGTAGTTGCTGTATTGCCTGCAGTGTCTGTTGCTTTAACTGACAATACAATAGCGCCCTGACCTGCCGCTGCAAAACCAGACAATGTACTAAACAAAGCACCCGTTGTAACAGTAGCATAAGCTGCGTTACCTACTTTAGCCTGTACTGTAGCAGTTTCATCTACAGTAAAAGTAAGTGCTGTAGCGTTTCTTACATAACCATTGTCGGACGGTGTTGCTATAGTAAGACCAGGTGCGTCTGTGTCTCTTGTAAATGTAACTGATTCAGTGGTTGTAGCACCAAAGTCATCTGTTACTTTTACTTCAAGTGTAACTTCACCATCGCTCGCTTCAGCCCATCCACTTATAGTACTAAGAGCGTCTTCGTTTTCAACGTCTGCAAATGCTTCACTACCAAACCTTGCTTCGACTGTACCATTACTTATTGTAAAGGATAGCAATGCACTTCCGTTAGATACGTCCCCAGCACCCGGACTAACAATCGTTAGTTCAGGCGCTACTGGTGGAGCCCAGTCTTCAGGACGACTTATTTCTTCAACGTTTAGTGTAGAAGCAAGGGCGGACTGGATTGTACCATTTCCAGTTGAGTAGTAAGTATTTTTAAACTGTGCTACTACAGAGTTTGTAACGTACACAGTTAAGTTTGGATACTTAGTACATCTGTAAAATTTGTTAGCCATATCCGCCTCCTAAATTACCAGGTTTTCTTAAGGTTAAATGCTCTTGCATGAGCTTCCTGCTGGAGAAGTTCAAATGTGAACTCACCAACAAGTGTACCTGTGGTTTTGTCACCACTTGGTCCCATGTAAGTGAAGAACCAGTTACGGCCCTTAAGAGGTTTTACGGTCATACGGTTTATGTCTATAAAGTAGAGTTCATCCGGACGAAGGTTTGCATTTGTTACGACATCAAACTGACCGAAATCAGTAAGAATCTGGTTTACGTTAACGCCAGTAACATTGTCTGAACGAGGAATAACAAGTTTGCCATCGTTCAATGTACTGATTTTTCTTTTCTGCATTGTGGAAGAAACGAATTTGTAGTTTCCGCCTGTAGCAAAACCACCAGCATCAATAACACTCTGCACCATATCGTTAAGGATACGTGAAGAAATGTCATTTCCGCTACCGTTACTTACGTTTGAAGTAAGCCAATAACGAAGTCCGCCCATCTGACTGGTGTTTCCAGCTCTGTAACGCTGACCGTTAATAAGGGCTTTTTCAAGCTGAAGGGAAAGTTCGATAACTTTTTTCTGCTTCTCAGTTTCAATAAGGTTGTCCATACCGTACTGGTCAATCGCCTGAGCAGTGCCTGTAACTTCCACAGTATCGTCAAAAATCTGTGTGTAGTTAAACTTGTTAACTCTCTGTTTGTAGCGAGCCGCACGTGCATTTGCACCTTCTACGCCTTCAGTGAAACAAATTTCAACCTGAGCGCCACTGTCGTGTGTAGCAGCAGTTGTGCCTGCATAGCCTCTTGTGATAGTAAGAACGTTTGTAGCAATGTTCGATACAAGACACATTTCATCGTCAATACGAATAACATGTCCGATTCTGAACATTGAACCGTCTGCTACAGTACAACCACCTGTACTAAGCATGCCAGCTGCGAGTACAGACTGAAAACCAAACATTGAGTCTTCATTCCACTCGTGATTTGTGTTACCAGTTTCAGGACCAAAACCTAAAAGTGAAATCATAGGTATTACATGGGGCTGAAGTAAAAGCATTTCATCTACTACGGAAAGTTTCTTTCCAATCAGTTCTGATGTGTAAATCGGCATTGTTTTCCTCCTGTTTATTTTTTCTGTGCTTCGAACTCACGTTTAGCAAGAGCATATTCAGTTCTTGCTTGAACAGTGCCAAGTTCACGCGCACGCTTTTCCAACACTTTTATTTTATCCTCGGTGACTGTGTCACCAGGATTTCCACCTGTTTTGTCTTTGCCAGGAACATAACCCTGTTCTTTGATGAAAGCCTCTACATACGCATTTGTGGTGGTATTGTACAGTTCTTTAAATGAATCAACAGCAGGTTTAAGTTCTTCAAAGGATGTACCTTTAAAAAATGTAGCAAATGATACGGGGAGCTTTTGTTCAGACAAATACTTAAGTACTGCTACTTCAGTATCTTTCTGCTTTTCACGAAGTTCAAGCCCTTCCTGTTTTTTCTGTAGCTCAATGAATTTCTTTTCTGACTCTGTCAGTTCAGGTTTAAGCTTCTTTGTAATAGCTTCTTCAGCCTTGGAAACTTCCTCGGAAATAATACTTGGAAGTTTGTCCTTCTTAAAGTTTTCAATAGCCGTTGTAATACCCTGTGAAACTCTCTTGTCTGCAGTTTGACTAAGGAATTTTTTACCGTCCTCATGTTCTTCAACAAGTTTTATAGCTGAGGTTATAGGTACGAATTTAAGTAATTCGCCCTGGACTTCAGGTAAATCCTTGCTTGTAGAAATAAGTTCAAACGCTTTTTTCAGTTCTTCGTTCATTCTGTGCTCCTTTTTTCTTTTGCCCTCGCTGTTCTCTTTTTAGATTCCGGCGAGTTCGTTGTTTTATCATCATTAACCGCACCGTCTTCCAAGTCTTTCATTGGAGCAACGGTCTTGTTTTCTTTGCCCATTGTATTTATTCCAGTTTCCTCATTTTCGTGCAGTTCACGTATATACGCATCATGCTCAATGTCGGCATCAGGAATAAAGGAGGCTACACTCATTCTCGTCTTTGTTGACACGTTTCCTTTCAGTTCCGTCTGGATTCGTGCTTCCTCCAACATATTTATAGGAATGTTTCTTGTCCACTGTTTGTGTACTTCGTAAGGGTCCAACATTATGTTTTTTATTGCCCAGAAAGTACTTAATGTTTTCCACATGTAGGTGTCTGCTGAGTCAAATTTAACTTCAAGAACTTTACATTTTTCTTCAAGTTGAGTTAACTTGTATTTAATAGCTACACCGGAAAGGTTACCATAAAAGTTTTCATCTTTGAAGTTAACAGACTTGGAAAAACGAATAATGTTTGTTTCAAGTTTGTCAAGCAAGGACATTATAGAGTCTATATCAACTTTCTTAGTAATAAACTCCACTTTCCCATCTCTTGTCATTTCAAACATACCTGTTTGACGAAGTTTGTCCATGTCAGCTTTAGTAGCTTTCAAACCGTACAAAGCAATATAGGCAAGTCGGAACTGTTCCATCTCAGAAGACAAGTCAGAAAGTACTTTATCATAAGTATCAATAAGTTGGTATATTTTAGCACAATCTCCTTGTCTTTCATTATTATTACGAAACTCAAACAAAGGCACTGTTTTAAACATGTGCTTACGTGGGTTCTTAGCAATAAAGGTTGTAGGTGCTAATAAACCACTTTCGTCAGCTAAAAAGTGATACACATAAGTTTCATCATATAGGTCAACAGCTAATCTGTTTTCTACTTCAATGGAAGCTACTTTCTTGTTTCTACCGTTGTACTTCGTGCTAGCTACTTTCTGATAATAGTATCTGATAGAACAAGCAAGTGTTTTAGACAAGTCTTTGTATATAAAAATAGTTTCCCATGGGTCGACGTTTACAACCTCGGGCTTTCCTTCCATGTTTATGTGCATAAGACGCGCACTTGTACCACAGATTGAAGACATTTTAACAGTTTCCATGTTAAGGTCTACCAAGTCATTTTCAAGACCAAACCGACGTACTTTATTGGTTATGTCGATATAAGAGTCTACTTTCTGTGTTTTAAGATAGTCCTTTATAGGAATGTCTATAGGTTTAACTGTGTAAGTTATAGGTATACCAGCCATGTAACCTTGTTTTGTGTCAATAATTTCAGACATAAAACTGTTATTTATCTGGTTGTTTATTTTCATAAAGTCAGGAAGTTCACGTGAAAATATAGGAGTGTCACCTAAAGATGCTTGGTAACGACCATACGCAGCCTTATATGTAGCATGAGTTGCTGCATGCTTTGCTATAATAGCTTTAAGTATATAGTCTACGTCATTAACTAAAGTACTTTCAATAGTACAGTCATAATCTATAATTTCTTTTTTAAGTACCTGTAACAGTTCATTAGGTATCATGCCACACTCCGTGTCATAGGAATTATTATGCCTGAGTCGTCTTCATCAATGCCTGCAAGTTTAGTAACACCCCAAACACAAGCGTCAAGTCTATTAGGTGACTTATCACCAGGTACCCATTCAGTAAGCTCTTCTTCAAGTTTAGCAAGTACGCCAACGTGATGAACTTTGCCTTGTTCATACAAAGCCGCCACTGGTTCTGCTCTTGTGTACTTATCACGTGACGCAAATACTTTCTCTACCGGTACATAAGGGTCTATCAAGTTAATAACGGTACTAACTAAGTCACCGCCATTATTAACTTCAGCTACCACTTTGTTGGCTCTGTGTCTATGAAAAAGCATTATTACTTTTCTAGCCCAAGCATCAGCTCCTAACTTCTCGCTCTCATCATTAAGTACATAGTATTGGTTATCGTCTGACTCACCACAAATAATAATTCCAGTTTCATCAGACTTGTCTTTGTTAGTAACGGCAGGGTCAACTGATACATAAAGTTTACGTAAAGTAGGAGCAACCATAACTCTGTACTTGTCAAGTGTTTCAGTTTTCCACAAAGCGCCGATAACATCACCAAGTATTTCGGCATGTAATTCCTGTCTGCCGAGTCTTGTACCTTCATACTTTTTAATTACGCGCTTAATAAAGGACGTAGCCAAGTTAGAAATGTTCTCGTAAGAACTTCCGCTTGTCAAAAATACATCGTTATCTTTTATTAAGTCCTTAATTAAAGGTTTAGGCTGAGGTGTTGTCGTAACAATCGCCTGCGGTAAAGCGCCAAGTCTCAACCCCATTTCAAAGTTGTCCCATGCTTCCTGCATAGCCTTAAATTTTACAAGTTCATCTACCCAGCCCTTTTCATGCTGTGGACCACGTAACTGGTCCGGTTCATCGCCCGAGTAAAGGTAAGCGACGGCTCCGTTTGGCCATTCTACAACCCTTCGTGATGCGATATAACGTGGTTTGTTATAAGAAGGCGAACAAGTAATAATACCAGACTCACCTTCCAACATTACATCACGAACGTCAGGAGTTGTTTGCCCTATCAAGGCGAAACGGGAAGCACCCTTTATAGTCGATGGTGATTCCACTCTTTTGGATGGATTTTGCCACCGGATAATGGCCTCCGCTCCAGTTCTAGTTTTACCAAACCCTCGTCCTGCCAATATAAGCCAGATAAACCATTGTCCTGGCGGTATTTGCTGTTTAGGTCTACCCCAAAAGTCCCAATCACAATTGAGTTGCTCAATTTCAGACTGGTCATAACCTACCAATAGTTCTTTTCTAGCCTCCACGTCCAATTCTGCAACCTTCTCTGCCATAGAAAGGCCACTACGTGTATCCATAGTAGGCCCATTCGGCTTAATAGATTTGTCAGAATTAACATGGTTAAGCATTATGTCTTACCCTTACTCAGTCTCTGTTGTTGTATTTGTGTTAGCGGCGCCCAAGTCTCTCTTTTTAAGTACTTCATCCAGTCTGTTGTGAAGTACGTCAAGCGGAGACATAGCCACTTCAATTGCTTTTCCGTCACGGCCAGATATTTCCAGTCTGTCCTTAAATATACCCAAATATTTACCAAGATTTTCCAGTGCACGTATTTTGTCATGTAACTTTATCTTAACAGACCCGTCACGTGACGATGATATTTCACAAATGGCACGTCTCGCATTCTCGTCTATGTTACCAGATGACTTCAAACTAACATTTTTGCCATCAAATTCAACAAACTGACATACATCAGCAAAACCGATTATAGCAAGTTCCTTAATTACGTCATCAGCACGCACCAAAGACTCATCACGAAGTTCAGCAAGCATTTTAGAAATGTAAGCCTTACAGTGCGGCCTCCCCAGGATTTGCAACGCTGTTCGTTCAATTACACCGGCACGGTCACAAGCTGTTGACATATTGAAGCAGGAAGCGACATATTCGTCCAGGAATATCTTTTCAACTGGTGACGGTTCTTTGAAGGACAGTTCAGTTAAAAGGTATTCGCCTCCACGTCTTATAATTTCAGCTTGGACTTTTTCAGATGCCAGAGTTTTCAAGCCAGCGTATTCAGCATTGTAAACTTCTTTACCCGCTTTACGGCCTTCTGGTTCTTTGTGGAAAAGATACAAGTCAATAAACTCAGCCTCTTTAGGACTAAGTGGTTTTGAGTTCTGACCGTACGCTGTTGATGCCATTCTGTTTTCTCCTTATTGACCGTTGACCTTAACATTATACCCTAGGGGTATACGAATGTCAAATATATTTTTACATTTTTCCCTATAAATTAAAATATATTTTACCTCAGGGAAATCATTTATAATTAAGATGTTGTTGATAAATGTCTCTATACGGATGTATTTATTGGATTTAACAGATTGCGGACTGTTGTTAACTGTGGAGAACATAAGGATGACTTAAAATCCTTTATTCTTCTTAATATACGCGGGAGGGAATTATTAAGGGATAAGTAGGTGGGGATAATAAAAAGGGGACCTGACCGGTAAAATACAACTAGCATAAGTACAGTAGCGCCTCGTGCTTCCTGTGTCCAGATGTAAAAGGTAACCTTGCCAGTAAAATTAAACCTTACTTAGTAAAGCACTGCCTCGTGCTTCCTGTTTCCAACCCAGTGGGCAGTGATAAGGCGTGAAACGCTCCTCAACTAGGGATTTCCGAAAAAACGAAATATCAGACCCCCCTCTTTTTTTTTCCTGGCCTAATTTCTTTTATAAAATATATTTATATAAATATCAATACCCCTTAATTTTTTTATATATAGAATTATATTTGATTTTCTTGATTAGATAAGTTCATTGTATTTAATGTAATATTATGGAATATAGTGGAACACAATGGAACACAATGGATTCCTCCGAGGGTATACGTATTATAATTGAATTTAATGGAACAGGATGGAATATAATGGAAATACTAAGTTTTTTTCACAATGACTTGGGTTCAAAATGGATTTTCAAAAGATTGAAGGCCCCCTTCGTCAAAATTTCAAAATTATATATTTGCCATTTTACAAAATACTTGCCCGTACGGTTCAGTAAATCTGCACACCCCTCATTTCGGAAAAGTTGTGTATTTTTCAACGTCACTTTCCGTGTCTACAACCCTTAAACACCATTCAAAGAGGTTGTAAGAGGCCGTACTTTTGCAAAAAAACTCAAAACACTGTGTGGTTAAGAAAGCCAGTGAGTCCCATGTAACTCTAACAATACCTAAACTATTCTACTTTTAGTTTTTTGAACTTAAAAGTTTTTTGTTCAAAAAGTTTTTTAATTAAAAGGTTTTTAAGTTAAAAGTTTTTTGAATTAAAAAATTAAATGTTCAAATTAATTATAATTCGATTATTTTTAATAGTTAATAAAGATTTTTTATTTTATATTTGATTTAATTATTTATAATAATCATTAGAATATTTTTATTTAATATTAAATTAGATTATTTAGAATAAGGATTAAACAATTTATATTTAATAATTAATTATATTATTTATAATAGAGATTAAACATTTTATATTTAATACTAAAATAGATTATTTTTAATTGTTATTAGAATATTTATATAAAATAATAAATTAGAATAGATTTAATATTGATTAGAAATTTTAGATTGATTGATTGATTTTAGATTATCTTGAAATAATAGATTGATAAACAACCTGCAAAAGATTAAATATATCATCATCATTAAAATGATTTTCAATGATAAAATTATGATAAAATTCTGCTAAATTTTCTTGACTTTCTAAGAAGTTTTCAAGATTAGAAATATCTAAAGATTTTTCTAAATCAATATTGATTAGAGAATAAATATCAAAAATAACCTCTAAATCAGATTTATTGAGATTTTCATATAATTTCTGATAATCAGCTTTTATTTCTCTATTGTTTTCTAATTCTTCATTGAAAATGTCAAGATATTCTTTAGAATTTTCAAAATCATTATAAAAAATTTGAGATAGATAAAACATATTATTATTTTGATAATTGATAATTCTCATATTAGCAAAATCTTTATCTTTTTGAATATAGAGCAAAATTCTTTTTTCTGTTTTATTTTGCTCTAAAAAATCATCATAATAAGAAACTTCAATTTCAATCTTTTCAATTTCATAATTTTCAACATTTTTAATTTCATTCGATAAAATTTCAATTTTCTGCATAATAAACCTCTCAGATAAGAATTAATAAAACAACAAAAATCATTAGATTATATAATATTTTTTAATAAAAAGAAAGAAAATAATTAAAATTTATAAAAATACTCCATATTTTCAAAGATTCTATTTTCTTTCAAAATATCTTGAATAGCTCTAAAACGAATAGATTTTAATTCTATTGAATAAAGATGATTTTTAATATTAAGATATTAATCTAATCATTTTCGTTTAACCTTGCTTAATTCTGAGATTCAAATTTTTTCTTGACTTTTGAAAATTTTTTATGATGAAAAATAATATTCAAGAAAACTTGACTTTTTTATAAATATTTCTCAGAAAAATCAATTTTATAAAAACACCATAGATTTTTATTTATATTTTTATTTTATAAAAAAATTAAAAAATATCTTTACTTTTATATATTTTTATGATATATTTCTTTAGTTCTTTTGAAACTGAAACAGAGATTTTGCGATTCTAACCAGATAAGCATAAAAATTAAAAAGAAAAAATAAAATTCTTTTTTATTGCTTTTTATGAAAAAATCGTTTATAATCTCAATAGAGAATTGAAAATTTCAATTTCTCTTTTCTAGTTCTTTGAAATTTTAAGAATTGATTTTTATTTCTGAATTTTTCAAGATTTTGAAAACCTCTGAAAAATCTGAAATTTTGAATTTTTGAAATTATTTTTTTAATTTTGAATTTTTGAAATTTTTTTAACGGTTTTTCAGATACTTCTTGAAAACCAGAAATAAATTAACCCTGAAACCAAGTTCGGTGACGGTTACCGGTAAGGCTACCGGAACCGGTTACCGAACTCACTATAGGAGGCTACCATGCAAACTACAGAAGTTAAATCAGGCAAAGGGTTCAAAATCACTACTGACCTCGGAACCGGTCATCAGGTGGTAACTGTGATGAAGGCTGACCTCAAGGGCATCGCCTACACCCAGGCTATCGGAACCGGTTTTGATAAAGGTCACCAGAACAAAGGTCTGGTATTCCTAAGTCAGGTGGTTAAGGAACTATTAGGATTAGAGGTGGACCTGAATGCTGAAAGAAAGGCAGCGATTCAGAGACTCAGAGCGGCAGACCAGTCAGCCATCATCAGCGACGAGCTGGCTTCGATGGCTCACTAGAACCAGGGGCCAGTCGCCCCTTAAGGTCAGGGTTACAACCCCTGGACTTAAGAAGCGGTTGGAGACCACAGGCGATGACCAGTGACCAGCTGACTCCCGATTCCAGTCATATCTGGAGGCAGGAGACAGATGGCCGACGAGTCCAGGTGGCAGACTGCAGGCCAGGTGACAGATGGCAGGAGAAATGATTGAACTGGTTCATCACTAGAGCGCCCACAGTTGACAACTGTTGACGAATCGGGTGAGGCCAGGTGATTCCTAGGTCTTTGACAATCGAGCAGCGGGAAGGTCAGCCAAAAACCTGGCTACCTCTAAAGAAACTTACTGGGTGACCCTATATGTGGGGGTCCCGGCCACTGGGTCATCGAAAAATTTCATCAAATTTCTCGAAGTAGGACCCAGGAAGCAGTAACCAGCTACTCGCTATCGGCGAGCCAGTTACCTGTAAAGGTGACCAGTAAAGGCCAACAGTTATCTCTAAAAGATGACCTCCAGCCTCCTACCGGCAATCGGTTACCAGCAAGTTTCAAAAAGAAAGGTATAGTAAAGCCCCTCCTAACAAACCCCTTGACCTGGTATAGGTCAAGGGTCAGCTATGGAGCCTACAGTCCCCTTTGGTGATTCAACCAAAGGAGGTTGTAGACCCTATAACTTAGAACAAGGAGGCACCAAATGGTAAGAATGACACTTGAAGAAATGGCCAACTGTTTAGAATCTAAACCCGATGTGTTTAAAGTCCCATCAGGAAAACCTAAACTTACCAAGGCCGGCCGAGACCGTCAGAAAGCACACTATGCAGACCGAGCAGACATCTGCCGAGTCCTAGCCAAGTACCTCATAATCCTAAAGGTGAACTTTCACCTGGATTATAAGACTACAACAATGTGGATTGACTCAGTGCGAGTCACTGAAGGCATCCTTCAGTTCACCCATAGTGAGGTTGTAAACAGCGAAGAACCTGTCGACCATATCACTATGTTACTCAGAATGGCCGATGCCTATGATGACTGCTATGAGTCTGTTAATTCAGTCGAAAACATGTTTTACAACCTTGATGTTGATTATGACATGCAAGACTTTATCGGTCACAAGAAAGAGCTTTAGATTTATCGAGTCCATTGGCAACAATGGGCTCTATTGAGTCCAAAGTGGGCTACTAAAGGAGGCGATTATGTTAAAAATTACTATGGCTATGACAGGAATTATGTTTGTCGGTTTAATCACACTTTGTGCCAACTATGCTAGTGCAGCAGACGAAGCACTTGATGAGGTTGTAAGCGGTTGTGAGGAATCTTGTGGCAACTTTCCTGGAGCACAGTTCAATGAGTGCTTTCAGCAGTGTGTTGAAGCTGGTGGACCTGGGGAATCAGACTGGGAGCCAGAAATTGACTGTGATGAGTGCTACGAATGTAAGTGTGTAGGTGAGTGTACCTATGACAACATGACCTGTGAATTTCAGCACACAGATACTTGTGTTGAGAATTGTTTAGTTGATGGCGAAGACATTTATGGTGACTGGGAATAGATTCGACTTACTGTGCCCTGTGGAATTAAATTCTACAGGGTACGAATAAGTTGAAATTTAAGTACAGAAAAGTCTTGATTTTGATTTCAACTGGGTGTATAATATAAAAAGATGATACGAAATTCGGTTTGTATTATCTAGTTAACTTAATGAATGGAGGCTACTATGTCAAAAAAGAACACAAAAAACCAAGTGAACACAGTTGTTGAGTCTACCCCTGAAATGGTTCTTGAATCAACAGAGGTTGTAGAAGTGTCTGTAAGGGACCTTGTGAAAAAGGAAGCAGAGACAGTAAGCATTAACCTGGAGGCAGGAAAGTACAAGATTTCTGACAAATCGGTGATTTACAAAAGAGGCAAGGCTTGGACGATTGACACCACCATAGACGAAAAGAATGTGGTTGGTTCAGTACTCAAAGATGACCTTAAAGGAATAGCAAGGACCTACTGGGTGGGTGGTGAAAAAGCCTACCAGAACAAAGGTTTGGTCTATCTCAGTCAGATTATTAAGGCCCTTCTTAATGTAGAGGTTGATTTGAACCATGAAAGGCAGATAGCAAGAGAGTTCATAAGGTTACATGAAAGTGAATTGACATTTAATCAGTAGAGTGTTATGCCTCATTAGTGATAATGGGGCTCATAGACTTTATTGGCTATTAAGGAGGCTATTATGATTACTAAGTTTGGTTCTCAAATTCGCAAGGCTATGAATTGCGAGCAGTGCTATGAGTGGAATGGTGGGTGCATCAGCCTAGACGAAGCCTGCAACAAGAATGGGTCGTCTACAACCCTGTTAACCGAGGCATTAAGACTGGCAACAGCTAATGGCTACGGTGTGATACTTGGAGGAAAGAATCTGATAGCAAGACACCGGGTGGATGGAGACTTGAACTTCCAGTATGTTACCAGTGCCATCTATTGGTTCACTCTTTACAACCACTTTAAAGAGGTTGAAGGAGTCGAGAAGTTGGAGAAAGGAGGCAAGAACTGGCAACTGTGTTGGAAATGCACAGACATACTGGATGGATACTTTGAAGGTGACCAACAGACAATAATTCCTTGCTCTTTACCTGAACTTGATGACGAACTCATCAACAAGGCTATGGTGATATTTAAGTGACTTGCACCGTGTTAACTCTGTTTGAGTTAACACCATGGAGGTTGCATAAGGTAACCACTTTATTAATTTTGTTACATGGAGACTACTATGGGAAGACAATCAAAAGACCTTTTTACATCAAAGAACCTGCTTGTTGAAGTGTTTAAAGGAGCAGGAGCCAAGACAAGGGAGTTGTGTAGAGATGCTTCAAAACCCGCTTTGAATGCCACTCTTTCGCTGGCATTACTTAAAGGCGATAAAGATGCAGTTAAAGCCCTTATTAACAAAGGGGCAGAGATTGACGAGCAGGCAACATTTCTTGCTTGTGCCTCTGGCAACCTTGGTATAGTTGAGATGTTTGATGACCGTTATGCGGAGTTCACAGAAGACGATGTGAAAGTGGCTAAACTTAATGGTTATATGGACATTGCAGACTTTGTACAGGAGAGACTGGACGCTGAAGAAAGAAGAGCGAAGGACCTTATTAAGTAAGCTGATTCAATGGCGGGTATTACAACCGCCATTGAAATGAACTGACTTATGGAGGTAAACATGGAAGAAAGTTATGCGATGATTAAAGAATTTAGTACATCAAAACTGAGTATGATTGACAGTTACAGACTTAAGGATCGTATCAAAGACGCTTCTATGAAAATAGCTGTGGCTAAGCGTATCTTAGTTACAGAAGAGCCTATGTGGATAAAGATTGTATGGGTTGACAACAGTGTTTGGAAAGCCCCTATATTATTTACAAACTGGGCTTTGGTTTACTTGTATATGCTTAATATTGACGCTATGGAAGCCGAAAGCAAGAAACAAAGTGTAGACGCTACCAAAATATGGACTCTATACTACACTTTCGTGTATCCTGGTTTTTTAATGTCCTTTGAAAACTTTATAAAAAGAGGTTAACCATGGGTAAAAAAGTAGTAATCGTTACAGTGGTCTACGTAGTAGACACAATGGGTGAAGCACAGAATGTACTCGATGAGGTTGTAGGCGTATGCGGGCCTTATGAAAAGGCTAACCTACAAGAATCGTATGTTTACTAAAATCAAGAACCTGGTATTACTTTATTTAATGCTACTGTTTATGTGGCATGTAGTACCACTTTTACCGGGTGGTTTGTTGGTTAGGGCTTTATTTATTTGGCTTACGGTTACTGCTTTAGTTAGTTTTACTAAGTTAATATTAAACAGGAGAAGTTAAATGGTCACTTTAGAGATTAAAAGGCTTGCGGCTATTGCTGCAACCAAAATGAATTTAGACCTGTCAACAATAGAAGAGTTAATAAGTGAAGACTTAAACGTGTTCATACACTGTGAAGGTAAACTTTTACAGGACTATTCTATTGACTTGTTTATACAAAATACCCCACATTGTTCTACATGTGGATCCTACAAAGTAGAGATACATAACATGACTATGTCAGAAGAATTTGACTCTGGCACAGAAGTTATGGTATGTGAATGTGGTAAGTCATCAAGTTTTGGAGGTTAACATGAACAAACGAGAAGCGATTGAATGTATGGTGTCTTTAGCAAAAGACACAGAAACAGAACTGGATTGTATAGGCGCTTTGTGCTTAGCTTGTGAAGACAACACAGAATGCCCGTGTCATTTAGTACCAGAAGAGTGTGTAAACTATGTCAGTGATATTACTGACATATTTGAACTACTTAATGAAACTATTAAAGTTGTTGCTGATAAAATACAACTGGAATCATTGTATGTTGTATGGTCACGATTGGATACAGAATCAGCCGAGTGGGTAAAGCACTCAGTACAGTATACAATATCTGACGCTTGGGCTGACGGTAAAATATTAGTTGACTATTCCCCTAGTGAAGTAAGTTCCATATCATACCTTATAAATGACTTGGTGGATTGGTACCATGAAGAACGTAGTAAGTAGCCTCCAGGGGACTCTTTTTGAGTCCCCTATTTTTTTAAGTTGGCACTATGGTTACAATAAAGCGGTTGTAAAATCCATTCAACTTATAGAAGCATACCAACAGTCTGAACCAACTATGCTTATAATGCAAATACTTAACATGAGGTACATGACAGAAGACAATTACCATGTAAAAGTACCTCGTTGTATATGTAAGTGGGATTCACAACGCAGTAAGTATGTGGAATATTACAACCCTCGATGTATATTAAACAATGCTCAGTATGGTGGAGCTTATTACGGATTTACAATAGTTCTTAAAGTACTAGCAAATCACGGGTATTATGCTTCCGTACTAAAAGATGGAGAAGTTCAACCAGTTATTTATAGGTGACAATCATGCAACAATTCGTACAATTTACACAAAAAGATGGTACAATTATATCTGGTAAATCTAATGCTAAAATATACTTTAAGCAAAACAAGAACTTATTTCTTGTTTGGATTAACCACATTATGTACATACTGTCAGCGTCAGAGAAAGAAACATTTCACTGTATACGTCAACCAAAATCAAGTCCAACTCCGGACAAACAATCATTAAAGTAAGTTCTCCACAGTTTCCATTAAATTCTCTCCGGATATAGATATTCATTATCACCAAGTTTTTCAATATATCTAAACTGTGTGATACTGTTATTTATACCATGATTTAATTATTCAATGATTTCAAGGGGTTATGGGAAGTTCTCCACAGTTTATCTCCATTTCAATCCATATTGAGATATTCGTGAGAATGACTTCGTTCACTGTGGATGAACTGTGGAATCCATTTTTTAACCCTAAAATGATTATTTTCTATAAAATGGGATATTTTAGACAGATTTATTGAAAGTTATTTGATAGTTGCGACTACTTTGCCTTTAAATAAAATATCCATAGTTGACGGATTCAGCATGTACTCTTCTGTACCATCCTTGAATATCATCCACTTTGTTATAGGTCCTGCTTTTTTCATAAAGTCATATATTTCCTGGATACAACCGACAGGTCTTTTTGTGCCTTCCATTACAAATTCTCTTTGTAACAATGGCGTTGTGTTTTTACCGTAAGGTACTCTTATGAATACATGCGCTTCCATTAGATACCTTCTTTATTAAGTTCGTTTATTACATAATTAACGCCTTTGTTCCATGCTTTCAACAAAAGGTTTTTAACGTATGTACTATCCATTTGACCTATATTGTTTCCGTAAGAGTCTGTGCCTATAGCTTTATACAATTGGTTATAATTGGTAAACATAATCTTACATGCTAAATCTGTCTGCCATCCAATGTCATCTTTTACGTCGCCCCACGTTTTTTGTCTTATCTGGAAAATGCCTTTCTCTGAGTCTTTACCAATTGCGCTTGGGTTTAAAGTAGATTCTTTCTTGGCCACTTCCCACAACACGTCAACAAAAGAAACTTTGTTAATAACACACGCGTTAATTTCTGTTACCAATTCTTTGTACTGTGTTTCTGTTAAGTTTGGGTTGATTTTCTGCGCTTTCTTCAAAGACATAGCGTCGGCCATCAAAGCGGTTGTAAACACGACAATAAATAATAATACAATAAACTTCATCTTGTCCTCCTAAATAATTGTTACGCCATTTGAACTAAGTACTACTTCCTTTAGACTGCCTCTGTCATCTGTCCTTAGAATAACCTGCTCATTTTCCAGGAGCATTTCTATACATTGAATTAAGGCATCAGTCACCAGACACGGGGTAGTATTTTCGATGTACGATGTTAACTGTTGTTTTTGTTGTTCAGTTAGCATTAGTTCTCCTTTTGTTGTTCTTTGATTTGTAATACTAAGCCTGGGCCATCCAGTATTAAATCAAAGTCAGTTTTAATTTCGTACTTCTCTTTAAGTACTTCTTTTAACTCGTCAAAGTCAATTCTTTTTAACAACATTTTTCTTACCTTTTGTCTTTTTGTCCATGCGAGGATTCCAGTACTTGATTGTATAATCAGTACGTTTCCAACCGTTTAATTGTTCAATGTGCTCTTGCACATCGGTTAACTGTATTTTGCCTTCAATAAACACCTCCATAAATTGTTTATAATCTACTAAGTCATAGTGAGCTTGATTGCCGAACATTTCCAACCGCACGAAGTTCCTTACTTGTTCACACCATACTGTCATTCTGGAAGTAGGACACGTCAGATTACAAAATACTATTTTCATTTCGTTAACTCCTCACTTTAACTGTGTATTATTGTTGCCGTATACTATTGCATACATAGGCAACATGGCTAAAAAAGTGATAAAGTTGGCAACAAACCATAATAATATGTCACCTATTACATAATTAGTTAATGGACCACTAATTAAATTAATAAGTACAATTAGACAACTAGTAAGTATTGCTACAATTAGTGTACCGATACATAATTGCCTCATTTCACAACCTGCGCATGGAAATCTTTAACGGCTTCGTCTGTGCTTAAACTTATAAGGTCCAAGTTTATGTACCTGTCTCCACCTTCTGCTTTTATAAAGTAACAAACCTGTATGGTATGTTCACCGGAAGCCCTTGTCTTTGTAATACGAATTGATGTCCAATGCTTAAAGTTCTGTATTTCTATACCTTTGTCAACTATATAAAACTCTTTGTCTGCACCGATTAAATCAAGTGCTTGTTCTTTAGTTATCATCTGTTGCCCCCAGTTTACCGTAGACTTGCATAACCGACTCGGGTGACGCACTACTACTGTAGTTAATTATACTTTTAAAGTTTCTGTGAGTTTCTTCCATATAAGCCTGCAGCATACCATTAACATAGTCCTCTATCTTTTCAGCAAGTTTAGGTGGTACAATTTTACGTATATTTACGTTGTTTACATTAATGCTTAAAGTATATGCACTTAATGTGTTTACTACTTTAACGTGGTGGTCCAGAAGCTTTTGTAAGTTGTCTGCATTTTCTTTTTGTACTTTTATAAGCATTTCCATTTCCAGTTGCTTCTCTGTTTTTAATGCCTCTTTAGGTTCTTCCTTACTATCAAGTACTAAATTATATTCTACCGTAATGGCATGAATACAAGGACCTTGTATCATTTGGTCATGCTTTTTATTTAGAAAGTATTTTGCGGCATTTAAAGCTAACTGAGGTGTACATGTTGCTTTTTCATAACCCTCTGCAAAACAATCTTCACAGCGTAAATTAGTTCTTTTTGTACAGATTCCTTTTGTATTAATAATGTTTAATGCCGCTTTTATTTTAACAATGTCATCAGGCATAAAGTACTTGTCAAATACTTCTTGTTCCATAGTGGACAAGACTTGGTAAGCAGGAGACTGTGTAAAATATTCCATTTGTTACTCCATAGGCTTAAGGTTAGCATTATGTATATTGTTGTACGTCTCAAGCGTACAGTATACAACCTGAT